GGTCTGCAATTGCCTGGCCCTAGTCATTGTCTCTTGATCACCTTTATATCCGTTTAGTGACAAAATACTCATAAGCCTATTCGGTTTTCCTACCCAGATTGAGTCGGTAACGTAGGGGAGGGCAGCCCTGATAACGTTCTCGACTTTATCATCGAGCATCGGTTCACAGGATATACTGGTCTTGAACCCTGATTCGTAAGCATATTTGAGACATTGCAGTCTCTCATCGAAATTAGGCGCATTTGGCTCCCAAAATTTCAGTACCGCTGAGTCGGTTGATCCGATAGTGAAACGGAACACGATCTTATCTCTATACGCTGTAAATTCGTCACAGACTGGCGTCATGCACTCCAAATGCGGTTTGGAGATGACCAGAACATCATCATTTCCAGCCGCGAGAATCTTATCCAGCATGAACATGCACTCATTCAAATGCTCGGGCGTGATGTCGTGTGATGATGGGAACATGACCACTCCATTACACTTTCCGATTGATTTGTTTAGATCCCGGTGTCTAACTACTTCATGATGCCAATCAGCCGATTTCATTCGACTGAAACGTCTTGCAATAGATCTCGCATAGCAGTATTTGCAATTATGAATACAACCGCTTATGCAATTCTCATTTTTAAACGCCCACTCCTTTGTTCCAGACACACTTTTACATTCTGAACTTCTACACATAATCTAATACCTCCATTAAGTGATTATTTACTGCTGATATATAAACGATATTCGAATGGCTAAATTTTAGGTAAAAAGAGTAATTCAAGATGCATATGGCATCGAAAACTGTTAATGCAACTGCGCCAATAAAATGTAAAATTTATACATTTTATGCAGGAGAGAAAAATGTCAAAATTCAGATATTCTAAGTAGGAAATCACAAAAAACGTGTTTTGTGCATGCTTTTTGACCTACTTTCAACACACCTACGGGTGGGTATCTTGTCTGGTGTTGTATTCGGTGTTCTCCTTCTTTAGTTGTTCTTTCCTTCCTTCCTTCCCTTTTTTTTTAGCTCCTCCCTGTTTTTTTTTCAGCTCTTAACGTACTGTTTCATTCGCCGTCTTGTGACCTTCGAACATATAGGTTTTCTCTTTAAGACCGGATTAACTAAACCCGACATTTCACCTGCCATTTGGATTATTGTTTCGGGGATTTCTTTGCCTGTTATCAAGCCGTCGTGTTCGTTTTTGTAAACCGGGATTTTATATTCAGAGCATAATAAGGTCAGATTGTGAATGAAAAACGCTTCTCGTCCCTGCAATATGAAAGCGGCCAATTTCCTCTTACATTTATTAATCCCCTGAGTGTATTTTATCTCAGTATCTTTCTTTTCTCGGTCTATTAGGATACGTTCACCATTATCACTGGTTTTTATCCCATATTTATGGAAATGTCTTTTGCAAGCGTTTTTCCAATACTTAATGCCACGATACTGATAGTGGTAGCGGCGGTTTTTTGTGCTGTAGACGTAATTCCTCCATTCTTCAGTAGCTGTGTTCAATTCGGCAGTAATTTCAAGAAAGCGTATGTGAGCATTTCTCGTCTTTTCTATATCGTTAACAAAATGCTTTCGTAATTGTTTAAATACAGCACCAAATTCATTCTCCACACTGGCACCCATAAATATGGAGTAAAAACATTTTTTCCAGACGTCAACAGGAACGCCGACTTTCCTTGCGTATTTCTTTTTGGCTTCTGGGTCACTTAAATATGCTTCAAGCCAGGGACATTCAATACTACAGGCCTTCATTTCTTGTAGTAGGATATTAACTTGCGAATTTTGTAGATCATGATTTATCCACCAGCCCCTCATCTCCCGAAAAAATGCGCGCTTGAAGTATCTACTGGCGCTCTGAAAACCGCCATGCACTTCTGAAATTCGACCACTGGTCTGCACTGAATAAGCTGCCTTGTACTCATACAGAGGTTCGCCAGCGTCACTGTTATGGGGTAATCTTTTTGGCTTTTGATTGAGAATGGCCCTCATACTTGTAAGTTCATTGTGAAATTTTCCTTGTGCTCTCAGAAACTCTCGTTCTGCAAATTCAAATTCTTTTCCTTCATTGCCATATTTCTCTCTGATCTCATTTAACCTATCCCTTTCTCGATTATATTTTCTCTGAAGGCGAATTACCCAATTGTAAATGTATTTCGGATTAAACGGGCATGGCTCAAGTGAACTAATACTTCTTCCTATTAATTTTGGTGTATTAGCATCTCTTTCAGCCCCTTGCCTTTTCGTATATTTCGATTTGACCACTGATGATTTGCGTTTTCCTGTTAGCAAATCGACCATGGTCGATCCTTTAATTTCCTTTCCCTTTAGCATCTGCTCCCATTTGCCAAATATGTCCGCCTTCTCAATGCGCAGTGCCTCATTAAATATTTCATCTTTCAATTTATATTCTTCAGCTTTATGGCCTGCAGTATTATGCGGTTTAATATCTATTATCTCCATTAATTTAAGATCTTCGCGTTTAAAGTCTCTTCCGAATTCACGCTCACGTAAACGACAGTATAAGGGCACGTAATCACGCTGTTCATCAGATAAATCCCTTTTTATGATCTGCAGCCTCATGCTTGCGTACAAATGCGCTAATAAGCGGTGACATTTTTCCCTTAGCTCAATGTATTCTTCTGGTGCGTCGGGAAAATTTAAATATTCTGTCTGCGACCAGATGTAATTATAGAGTTCTCGGGGTGCTAGGTAATGATCTATGATTCGACCCTTGCCGATGTAACTGCCACGCATTTTTCTTTTTCGATATTTCTGTTTCATAAGTATAGATCTCCTTTGAAATATGCTGCTTATTATATAAACGAGATTAATTTAAGGTTGGGGTTGCCAGGGTTAATTGAAAAATCCAAAATTTGGATATTTGCGTTCTCAAAAAAAGATCCCCTTGCCTTCTCTGATGAGACAAGGGGATCAAATTGTCATTTGAAACTGGTTATTCGGCTTATTTCTTTTGTCCGTCTTGATGTGGTTTAAGTTTTTCCACGGTACTAACGATTTCTTTCACAAGCATCTTGACTCTTTTCATCTGTGAATCTTTAATTGAAATCGTACGTGTATCTGTGACAGGCCAGGTGAATTTATTAACTCTGGAAATCACGGATGCTTTGAAATTATCTATTTCATCTATTTTTGCATCAATCTCTTCTGTGTATTTTTGTTTAAAGAGGTTTTTTATCTCATCATCACCAAGATCGAGTTTCCTTTTTTTGAAACGTTTATAAATGTCGCGCAATTTTTTGTTCTCTACTTTCTTGAGGTCCTCTTTGTTCTGAAAAATATATTTTCTCAAATCCTCTGGGAAATCTGGAGATGCGATCATATAGAGGAGAGATGTTTCTATGGTTTTCACTATATCCGGATTTCCCATGCAACATTTATATACATTCATCATATTGTTTGCTGTTTGATAACTGAATTCGAAATTCTCTTCTACAAAAGGCTTAAAATTACCATGTCCAACCAATATTTTTGCCTCCACAAGGAGCTCACCTTTTCGATATACTTCCATTTTATCGCGTTTAGTACTTGCAAGAATTTCATTTTTTATCTCTGTTATACGATTATTGAATTTCACACCCCCTTTGAGAGCATCTCTTTGTTCCCGTTTCTCCCTTTCTTTCATAGCTTGCTTGAGATTCTTTAAAGCCTGTTTTGAAATCTTGTTCTTACCTTTCATTTTGAAACCTCCATTAAATTGTTTTGATCTAGGGTCTTCCATTCAAATCGACCTGTCTCCACGGCTATAATGCGTGACAGGATTACAACCTACTTCGGGCTGGTTGTTATCCACCCAAAATCAGTTTTCAAAGAGCTACGTCCTATGCGGTCCCCCAAAGAATGAATCTCGAAGGACTGGAGATTACTTATTTGAAAACCGCTTCTGTGTAAAAATTATGCTGTGAAATTCTATAGTTGAATCAACTGACGAAGACGGCAGTTATATGTGATAATGTCAGTTGACTTTTTTTGCTGGATGGGTTCTTGGAATATTTATTGGAGAATTTGATTGGCAAAACGGAGGAGCAAGCTAAAAGCTAGATATTTTCTCTAGACAAAATATCTATTTATCAATATTGAACTATCCATTCCAATGAAGTGGTGGAAATTTTATGCCTAAAAAAAATCTTAATAAAAAGAATTCCGTGTATTTTAATATCCTGCGCGAATTTGCTTATTCTGAGACAAAGGAAGCGACAAATGCGATGTATGAACATTTAAGAGAGCTTGACGAATTACCTATGTCGATCAAAATAGAAAAAAGCCCTCTGAATCTTATTCGGAAATATCAGGCAAACTTAAAGAAGATTTTCAAGGATCTCTATGACGGAGAGAGTCTAGATGAAATGTCTGAGCTTTCTGATTTTATGTTTTGTTATTACGCATTTTTCAACTCCTATGTCGAAATAAATGGTGAGGTATTGCAACCTGATCCTATCCACCTTTTTTACGAGGAATTTCCTCCAGATGCTATTCTTTCGCTTTGTTTGGTTCAATTACTGAAAACGAATGTTCGAGAACACATATACAAGTGCAAATTATGTAAAAAATATTTTTATTCTATCAAGTATGATGATGATAATATTAAGTATTGTCCTGGATATTGTAGAACGAAAAACAAAATGTCCCCGGAAGACAGGAGCAAGTACGATAAAGACATAAGAGCAATACATAAAAAGAATAATGACCTCAGGAGGAAGAGGGAGCGAATCGAAAAAATTATGATCACCCGTAATTGCACTAAAGAAGAAGCAGAGCAATATTATATTCAGGAGCAAGGAATTGATTTGACAACTGAATAAAGCACTCTCAACTAAAAAATATCTCAGTTGAGCTAACTTCCGAAAATCACTTATCAAATTTGATTGTTTCTTAAAATTTTTCATAATGGCTTCCAGTAAATAACTGTGAAGCCATTTACAATTTTAGGGAGCAACCGTGTCTGGATTATTTGTTGAAAAGCCCTCGCATCCTGATATGATGAATGTCGAGGAAGTTGCTAATTATCTTCGCAAAAGTCAAAGTTGGGTTTACAAAAATTGGAAGATAATTGGTGGTAGGAAGCTCGGGGGTTCTCTGATTTTCCCTTCAAAGGAGGATCTCTATGAGCGTGTATTATTCTCGAAAGAGAAAAGGATGGAGGTACGAGTTCATCGTGAAAGGAATAAGGTACACGGGAACTTGGTGCAAAACGAAAACAGAGGCGAAAGACGCGGAATACAAGAGAAAGGAGGAGGTAAACAATCCAAAACCAGTATTGGAGATCCCAATCGACATGGAATTTTCGGAACTGGTTAATAAGAGACTAGATTATTTACAAGCATACTGTACACTTAGTCACTACAGAGATAACAGAGGAATGGCAAAGAGGTGGATACGCGAATGGGATAAACTAAAGTGTGGTGAAATTTCAACAGATATGGTTCAGGATTTTTTAATCAAAAGATCAAAAATGTCACCGAACGCATCAAATAAGGACCTGGTGGCCCTCAGAACATTATTTAATTATGGTGTTCAAAAAAAGTGGTGCTCGAATAACCCGACAGATGGGATACCCTTTTTCCCAGTGGAAAAGAAGTTCAAGTATGTTCCACCTAAAGAACACGTCCTGAAGGTGATATCAACTGCCAATCCTAAGGATCAAGCTTATTTGTGGACATTTAAAGAGACAATGGGCCGGATGAGCGAAATTAATAGGATGACTTGGGATGACGTGAATTTACCAGAGAAATATGTTGTATTATACACTCGGAAAAAGAAGGATAGGGGTCTTACTCCTCGAAAAGTACCTATGACAGAAAAACTCTTTGAAGTGTTATCTGATCTCAACAGGAACAGAAGGAGAAATATTCCCTGGGTATTTTGGCATAAATACTGGGACAAAAAGAAAAAGAAAAACGTAATAGGTCCTTATCAAAGTAGGAGCAAAATAATGAAGACTTTATGTACGAGCGCTGGTGTTAAGTATTTTAGATACCATGCATTTAGGCACTTTGGAGCTTCTACTTTGGATAACGCAAACGTCAATATTGGAGCAATCCAGCGCATCCTTGGTCACGAAAGTAGAAGCACTACGGAAATATATTTACATTCCATAGGTGATGCGGAACGCGAGGCTATGAAAATTTTCGAGCAGGTGACAAAAAATCCACACACAAATCCACACACATTATCGGAATTAGAAACAGAAAAGGAGTCAGCCTCAATTGGTTAACTCCTTGATATTATTATGGTACCCCCGCCGCGATTCGAACGCGGGACACCCGGATTAGGAATACTGACCGTAGTAGGTATAATTACTAAGAAAATCATCCACTTGCAAATGTTAGGTGTAGACACAATATTTCTAAGTTCATGAATCTAGTCGTTTTTTTGTAGACACAGTGGCGCTGAATCGCCATGTTAAACAAGTATTCTCTTTCGATCCATCCCACAAAAGTCAGCGAGAATGCCAATTATTGATTGGACTGCTACTGTCAAGGATGACGGCATTGGAACCTGAATCCCGAACGCCGCTGCCTCTAGTTCACGAGCTACTTCAAAGAGCCCACTCAGCGTTGCTCCCTTCGAGAAGAACTCCGCCAAAACTTCTGCTTTAACCACGGCAGCTTGCTCACTAAGTTCACGCTCTACTGTTTCTGCGAAGCCAGGTTGCGAGACAATGCTGCCCACCAATGTGGCAACCATTCCTCCTACTTTTTCAGTGAATGATTTCCCTGCAATTCCGTATCTAAATCCGCTATCAAGGAGTACCCGTCGCTGTTCCTGGTCAACTGCCACATGTTCTCTCAATATGAAGTCAATGGAAACAATGAAGTGAGCGCACGATACATATACCATTCGCCAGGCAGGAGAAGTATTCGACATAGATGATGATTGTAATTGCCCTAGGAAATATTCTATATCGTCCAGCCAAGCGTTGCACTCATCAAATGTAAGAGAGCTAAGAATGCGAGATTTACTAGACTCATAGCGTCCCTTCCAGTCGCCGCCTAGTTTTCCTAACGATGCTTGGTCAATCTGCGCAAAGAATTGCTCTTCCGTAATTCGTTGCATTTGACTTCTGACGTTTTTCGTAAGTCGGCCCATGAATCGGCCGTCAAGTACCTTGACTTGGTGCTGTAGACCAAATTCCCTTACATCTGATCTAATGTCGTTTGTAGAAACGATGCACCCATCCAGATTTAATACGGATTGAAGACCTTTAGCCCAAAATATTCGTTCCAAAGCTTGAGGGGTTTTCTTGTTCTTGATGTCAACGTTTATTCTCTCACGGCTAAGGGGTGAGCTCCTTCCATAGAGCCATAAGTCAATATCAGTCACATCAAATCGATTGAATTTGAACTTACAGCCTCGAATTACGAAGTAGCCAATACTCAGAAAATAGTTTCTAAGAGCCTCTTCAGCGGCAGGTCCCTTTAAAAGTTGTTCACTCATTTTGACAGCCCACCTTTTCTGATTTCATTCAAGAGGTTTCGTGCATTCAGCTTTACAGCTTGTGTAGAATCCTTTCGCTGCACTTCACGTGTTACCTCTGGATTTATGTACGCAGTTACCTTTGCTCCCGGAAGCTGAGGAATGCTTTCGGCCGTTATATCCCCATCTTGAATAACAGACAGCGCCAGTCTGCCGACCTCTGGCTTCAATAGTGTCATCGTAAACATTCCACCGGACACGGGAGTAACCTTTACGACCCCTTTATATTCTAGCGCTTGGTAGTCGTTGCCAATGGCAGTGGCAGGGCCAACTGATCGCCCCGCGATCAGAGCATTCATCAAAGCAGATACCATCTGAATTCGACCTCGGTAGTAGCTACTAACGGTCATCCCATAAGTTAAGGATGCAACCAAAGCTTTAGCCAGATCTAGCGCATCGTCAGCTATTGAGTTTGTGAACTTCGAGAAAGCAGCTGGGCGTGTCACAAAATAATTCTTACCATCCTCATTCCCTACTACGTTGACATCGAACATACCAATCGAGTGCAGCCTGCGAAACAATTCATGTCCTAGGACCTTTGTGGCAGTTGAGAGTGTTAAGCAACCTGATGCTCTAAGTTTGTCATTCAACTCTACGAGGAGGCGAGACTCGTTTGACTTAAGTGAACTTAAGACGGCGTTTATTTTCTTGGCATCGTCTCGTCTAAAAAGGTTACCATTAAATATCAATTTCTCGGTATCGGATATTTCCTCCCAATCGAAGAAACCAATCGTTTCTCCAATTTGCAAGGTGTTCTGCACGTCGCGAGCCGGAAGTTCATAAGTATCTGATAAGAACTCGGCAGCGATTCTGTCCGTTACAGGAGATTCTGAAGCCATTTCTGACACTTCTATGACTGCATCTTCGTATGATTCATGATCTGATTCGTCGAAGATCGTGGATGTATGCTCTAAAACTGATAGACCAGTTAGACCCAGAACCTCGATTTTCCCAGAACCGCGAATAATAAGTTTCTGTCTTTCCAGTTCAGATAATATTGCAGGTGCTTCAGTTTTTGGACTGATACCATTTGCTTTAGCAAGTGCATCAAGTGTATTTTTAGTAATTTTAGACTGGCGTTGCCCAGAAATGGCAGATAATAATGTTCCGCACTTGCCGGCAAAGGCGATAGCATCGAAGTCTTGATTTGTTGTTGCCTGAATTTTTCGACCATGGTGGATCAGCCACGCACCCTTCGTTTTCTTTTCCATAGTTTCTCCGCTTAGGGTCTAGTTCTCACCGGATATATGTTTCTTCCAACGCTCTCTATCAAATTGAGGCTCAATGATATAAATGGAACTCATCTAATGCGAGCTTCAAGTCATCAGATAAACCACGTGGCATATAGTATCTACCCTTAAAAAAACTTTGGCAGGGTATTCGTTAAAAACGAGTATAAATAATTTCCTGCAGTACCTTGAAGCGAACCTTTAATAAGTATCTCATTTAAATTATTAAATGTAGAATTGTCTTCTTTTCTGATATTCATAAAATGTTCAATAAGCTCGCGCTCATTTTCTATTTCACCTTTTTTCAAAATATCAGAAATATTATTCAAAGATACTAGGACTGTTTGTGATGAACTCTTTGCAAGTTCTAGGACCTGCTGGCTCAATTCATAGATTAGATTTCTATCCTTATCAAAAAAGTTTTTAAAATAAGTAACATCATTTTCGAGCCTTTTTATCCGTTCTCTATTAGATAGCCTCTCTTGATTTAAAATCTCTTTCGTATGCCTGGTCTCCATTTGGGTCATTTCCAATTTATATTTTAATAAAAGGATTTCATTTTCATCAGAAATGAATTGTTCAGGAGGGATTTGTCCAACAACTACAAGGCCGTAATCAGCCAATTCTTTTTCGATGATCTCTTTCTTACCATCAGGCGTATCGATGATTAATGTAACTCTATTTTCATTTTGCTCTATTGTGACGCCAACATTAATTAATGGATATTTGTGATTTAAAATGTGGCTGAAATAATTAAGTATAGATATTCCAGACTGTTTCAGTTCTGGAGGAAACTGGATCGAACGAATGATTTTATCTTTCTTTTCTTCTAAATCAAGATCTAAAATTTTAGCGACTTTTTTTATGATTTCTCGACATAAAAGCATTTTTGTAATGAACATGAACTCGACATTAAGCTCAGGTTTTGAAGAGATTAATTCTTTATCAAATGTTGTCGTCAGAAATTCACCAAGGTAATTTTTTGCCCTCATTAATACAAGCGATTGTGGAATGCTGATCTTTTTGGAAATTAAATAATCATTATAATCAATGTCCCATGAGGCTTTTATTATAGCCAAAATTTTTTCGGATTGCCTATGGGCATCACTCAGAAGCATGATCGTATTTGTATTTAGAGTATATTCATAATTTAACTCCATGTTTAGAAATAAATCGATTAGAATCAAAATCGAATTGTGCAGATATCCTTTAGCAGCTCTAATTGCTTTATTATTTCCATATCTGGAGCGTTTGCCTAAACTTATTCTACAAATATCTCGAGCATGGCTTAATAAATTACAGATTGTATCAAGAGTAGGCACAGGTATTTTGTAGTGCATAGTAATCCTTGGTATGAATATCTATCCTACGTTCGCGGGGCCTGCTGTTTCTTGCGGTAAAAGCTCTCGATCCCCTTCAAAATTATCTTTTCGGCCTCGCGCAAGCTCGCGAGCTCGACCTGGGTGTAAATCTCCGTCGTCGAAACCCGCTGGTGGCCGAGATACTTTTGGATTATTCGCAAATTGATGTTGCGGTCCACCAGGAACTTGCCGATGGAGTGGCGAAAGACGTGGGGTGTGACACGCTTGAACACCTGGGCCTTGGCTGCGGCCCGGATCAGCGCCTTACGATAGTTCTGGATCGGCTTACCTTTTCGGTAGTTGAAAAAGATGTAGCCGTCGGGGTTGCGCTTGTCGTCGATCTCGATCAAGTCGAGAACCGAGACAAGCCACTTGCCGGCGGGCAGCACCTTCTCGCTCCCGCCTTTCTGCACTACCTTGATGGTGTGGTTTGTGCGGTCGATGTCGGATTTGCGGATATTTCTGGCCTCGGCCTTCCTAAGTCCCAGGAAGAACAGGCACAGGATGTATGCCTGGTAGATCGGTTCGGCCGCGTCGATCACCTTCATGCATTCGTCGAAAGACATCGGCATCGGCAGGGGGCGCTTATAGGGAAGCATTTCCACGGCGGCCAGCTCGCGCTTGATCTTGTGCTCGCGCTGGCACCAGGTCAGGAAGGCCGAGAACAGGCTCAGCTCCTTGTTGATTGTGCGATTCGACACCATGCGCAGGGGTAGTTTCGGCTCATTCTTGTCGAGGTCTTTTTTCTTTTTGGGCTTGACGCCCTCAGCTTTGCGGATGCGCTTGTAGAGATTGATGTGGTTCGAGTTGATCTCCGCGACGCGATACTCTCCCAGGATGCGCTTGATGTGGGCCTCCCAGGTCCATTTGAGGTCCTGGGCGGTGCTCTTGGCCCGATGCAGCTCGTACCAGGCTATGTAAGAGGGGAAGGCTTCGAGAACTGTCGTCCCGGAGGGGAGCGCGATATCCTCAGGCGCGCGGGAAGCCCGCTTGAGGTCCTCTTCAATAAGTTTTGCTTCTTCCTCGTCCTGGAAGGACTCCGGGAGGGTCTTGCGGACACGCTTACCGTGCCGGCCTTCCGGCCAGTAATCAATTACGAGCTTTTTGCCGCGCCTGAAAACCGTCATTAATGGACCGCCCGGCTCACATAGTAAATTTCTTCGGGGTATGCGAAGGTCCGGGCGCGTCGCTGCCATCTTCGGGCCCGGACTCGTGAGGGCCCCCGCTAAGGCTTTGCTCTAATTTGCGGACCTTCTCCTCGAGTGTGCTGTATTTCTTTTCATTATCGAGGGCCATGTTGAGGTACTCGATGCAGTTCCCAAGGGCTTCCACGGCGTGTTTATTGCCGCTCGTGAGTATCCGGACAGCTGCTTTCATTAAGTGTCTTATCTTGTCGTTCGAGAGATCGTCCTCCGCGCTGGCAGGTCGGGCGGCTTCCTCGATCCGAGGCGGTTCTATTCCGTAAAGCACATAATTTAACGAAATTCCTTGCTGTAAACAAAATCTTTCGATTGCCTTCCTGGGGATGGAGTGGCGCCTCTTATAGTTATTGAGATTTTCCCTACTCATTCCGAGTACTTTTGCAACCTGCGTCTCCGTATGGAGACCTTCGAGCTGCTTGATCCGGTTGATTATTTTGTAGAGGTTTTCTTCCATAATTAAATTTTTTGTTGACAAGACTAAACAATTTGTTTATTACGCCTAAAAGCTTTTAGCAAACACGAGGATTGCCATGAATCAGGAAATCAGAGACCTCATGAGAGAGAAAAAGGTCACAAATGTGCAAGTTGCCCATGATCTGAACGTTTCTCATGTAACCGTGTCGGTTGTTTTGAACGGACATCAGCCCTCCAAGCGGATTCAAGAATATGTGGCGAAAAAGCTTGGTAAAGCAGTCGAAGATTTGTGGCCGCTTAAGCCCAAAGACTAAAACCTTTTAGCGTCTGTATCACGGTTCATTTTGATACTCAACATGATAATTCTGGCATAAGCGGACCTCGACCTCATGCGGCAGTTCATATCCGACCTTCAAGCCTGGATCTCCGAAAGGGGATGCCGGGCTTTTTTGTTTCTGTTGATAATTTCTTGTCAATTTTCTCAACGCCCGCCGGCGTATTTAATCACAGGGGATTGAAAAGGAGCGTACATGAAAAAACGTAATGGTAATTCCCCTACTGAAAATGTTTCGACAGCCCTTCGAGAATCCCTTCTCAAACGATTGGACACTTATTGTTCCGTGAAGGATTTGAATCGATCCCAGGTCATATCGAGGGCCGTCAAGAGGTTTCTTGCCGCTGAAATGGCCGAAGATCCCGTCTTTTGGGATGAAATCTATGACAAGTACGGCGAAAAAGGGAAATTATAAATATTATAAAAATTATTTTATATTAACCTTAATGATTTCAGGGGTTTAAATGTTTAAAGAGGACAAGCAAAATTCCGGTAACCCCCACGGCCCCGTTGGGCGGAACGAGGCCGGTGGACCGCTGGCAGAGGGTTTTGACCCTCCTTCTCCCCCTGCCAGCGTTTTTACCGAGGCCGATCGCGAGCTGATCGTGAGCTGCCAGCAAATGCTCATCCAGTTATTTGAAATCCTGAAACTTGAAAACCAGGCTCGCAAGCTGGAAGGCAACCCGCCGTTTATAGATGAGGCGCAATACCGACAGGCGCTCTCGGCCTTTCTGCACGGTGACCGCCGGCCCCTTGAAGGATACAAAAAGCGGGGCGGCATGATTCCCAGGAAAGTGAGGTTGGTGAAATGAAAATGACATTGGACCAGGCTTTAATCCGCGAATACTGGAAGTACCAAAATTTCAGGGCATATATCGAGGAATCAAGCTGGGACGAGATCCTCCTGGGCAGCGAGGATACCCTGGACAATATCTGTTTGTGCGTGATCGATTTTTCATTTTTCTATTTCGGGACAAGCTTCCTGATTTCAATTTTGAGTAAATAACGAAAAGGAGACCTTATGAGAAAGGGACTACTCTTTACCGCAATGTTTATTTCCGTATGCACTGCCGCCTCCTATTTTGCCGCCTGGGAATTTTCGGCGGGCTTGGGATGGGTAATTTCTGCTCTGTTGTTTGTCGAGCCGGTATTTGGAAAATGATGCAACTGGCCGGGAGAAGGTGCTGGCAAGACGGCGAACTTGAACGTGCAGTCAGCCAAACTCCCGGCCTTTCAGGAGGCGAGCGATGGCGATCCTGGTCGACTGTTCACCTCTCTTCGATAAAGGCAGGTCCTGGTTCTTCATGACCAGCGACAAGAGCATTGACGAGCTGATTATTTTTTCGAGAAAGATCGGCTTGAAGCGCGAGTGGCTGAAAACCGAAGGAGGTTTGCCCCGTTTCATGATCTCGTCGTTTTTCAGGAAAAGGGCAATTTCTATGGGAGCGAAAGAGGCGTCAGCCAAACAGCTCCTGGCGGCATCGGAGGCGATAGGTAAACATGAAGAAGAAGCTTAACAAAAATCAGTCAGAATTACTCTTTTGCTTTTCCCCGCGTCATTTCCCGGTTGAACTCAAAGACAAGAAATGCCCGATATGCGCCTTTTGCGACGAAATGATCCGGCTCGCTAACGGCAAGGACAATCGTCAAGAGCATAGGCAATATAAGGGGATCGTCAATGGATAGTTCATGCGTTATCGAAATCTCATGTACTATTTACTGTGAAGGTCTCGCATCTTTCAAGAGGGCTTTGGATGTTTGGATCGAGGAGGTTGAAAAAGCCTTACTTAAAGTAATCATTTGTCCGGGGATATAGGTGAAAAGAGAAAACAAGCTACTCAATTCGGAGAGTTTGCTAACAACACGGATAATCTTGTCCTGGATGTGGGCCGAAGCAAACAGGAATGTCCATATGATCCGGGGTGAGAGTCCTATCGGAAATGCTTTGAAACTCCTGGAGGCGGAACGGAATGAGCACAAAAAGAAATAAGCGGCTCCAGGAGCTTCAAGACATGATCCGTCAAAACATGAGAGCCGGTCGATCTCATTCAAGATATATAGTGCGGCTCATCAAGGAAAATCCGGCAGACAAGGACCTGATCCTTTCCGCTGAGCGTTCAGTTTATTCCAAAATGAGGGGCTGATGGGAATCGCCCTTGAGCATCTTTCGGAGGCCGAACGCGAACGCATCGCTAGGTCGCTTTTCACAGTGACATCTTCCCAGGTCGACAGCAAGGGCGAGTTGCATGGCCTTTGCCCGATTCACGGCGAGAAAAATCCATCCTTCTCATACAATATCCGGACTGATGTTTATAATTGCTTTTCCTGTGAAGCCTCCGGAGACCTGGTTCGGCTCTGGTCGATTGTCCGGGGAATTACCGACGAGAGGGAGGGCTTCAAGAGCTTTTGCAAAGAGTTCGATATAACCCTGGCACCGTTGGGAGATCGTCGCTCTCAGGGCAATGTCGAGGGCCGATCTCCGGGGAAGGAAGAGGAGAAGGACCCGCCAGAGGATTTAGAGCGGGTTTGGGAGCTTTTCCCTCCCCTTCCGTATGACAGGATCGACCAGCTTGAAAAAACGAGGGGCTGGAACCGCCGGCAGATCGCGATGCTCGACTTGCGATTGCAGACCCATTTCGTCGAGAAAAAATCCGGCAAGCTCAGAAAGCTCACCACAGGGGGAGGCATCGCCATCCCGATTCGCGATTCGAAAGGTCGCCTTGCGAATATCCGCATTTACAAACCTGGGGAGAAAAAGTTCAAGATAGTTTCGTGGGCATCCGGTACCGGCGAGGCCCGCCTGCTCCCCCCCGCCCCTCTCCTGGACGGCCAGCCTGTGTTGCTATGCGAAGGGGAGAGCGATTGTATTTGCGCTCTGAGTCACGGCTTCAACGCTATTACGCAAACGACGAAGCCCAAGACATGGAAGGCGCGGCAGATAGAGGTCTTTCGCGGGCGCGACGTGATTATCGCTTACGATGCGGATCAGCCGGGACAAAAATATATGGGCTACGCGGCTAAGGCCCTCGAAGGCGTTGCCAAGTCGATTCGTTGCCTGATGTGGCCTGACTATATGGGGAGGCTTCCCGATGGAACCTGGCCGAAGGATCACGGCGAGGACCTGACCGATTTCTTTGTCAAGTATGGAAAGAAGCCCTCTGATCTCGCCGAATTGATGGCCAGCGCGAAATCCGTTCAGGATGAAGATTCGCCCCTGGGGGTAATGCAGTTTTTCGACCGGGGAGTCAATGATCGGCTCTCGTTCAAGCCGAGGATTCTCGCTGAGAGAATCATGCGCGACAACCGCCTGTTGTTCGAGGAAGCAACCGGTCTTTTATACCGCTGGAATGGCAGGGTGTGGGTCGTCTATGAGGAGAGCCTTATCGCTGGACAAGCTCTGCGCTATCTGGAGAACGAAGCCGATAAGGCAAGAGCGGAAAATGTGGTCTACCAGGTCAAGAAGCTCAACGCGATCCCCGATGGCCGCAAGGTGAACGACAGGACGGATTGGGTTTGCATCGCCAATGGGCTGTTGAATTTGCGGACCCTGGAGATTAAGCCTCATGACCCGGAGTTTTTCTGTACCTTTTTCCTTCCGGTCGAATTCGATCCGGAATCAAGCAAGGTCTGTGATCGTTTCCTGAAATACCTCGAGGAAACGATCCAGGAGGAGGAAGTCGGGGCCCAACTGCAGGAGTACGCTGGCTATTGTCTGACGCACTCGACGCAATACGAGAAGTGCCTCCTGCTCCTGGGCCCCGGAGCTGACGGCAAGAGCACATTCCTGAAAATCTTGCGCGAGCTGGTTGGGCCGGAGAATTGCGCGTCAGTCTCATTCAATGATCTCGACGACCAGTTCCAGCGATCGTCCTTATACGGGAAGCTGCTTAACATTTCGACAGAGGTAGGCAGCAAGGCTATAGAGTCACCTTATTTTAAGGCGATCACATCCGGAGATCCGCTTAACGCCGCTTTCAAACATAAAAATACCTTTACGTTTTCCCCGACCTGTAAGCTTGCGTTTGCCGCGAACCGGCTCCCGCGCGTCCAGGACAATTCTGACGGCTATTTCCGGCGCCTCCTTCCCATTAAATTCAAGCGGCAATTTCTCGATGACGCGGACCCCGGGCTATTCGAGAAGCTAAAGTCCGAAATATCCGAGATTTTCCATTGGGCAATCACGGGACTGCACCGCTTGTGGGATCAGAACGGCTTTACCAACAGCCCCGAAACGAGGCAGATCATTATGGAGTACCGCCGGAGCAATAACCCTGTGCTCTGTTATGTCGAGGATGAATGTACCGTCGAGGAGAGCCAGGAAGTATCGAAAAAAGAGCTTTACAACCATTACCGCCAATATTGTGTAACTAACGGTTACTCGCCTTTCAGCCGTGAGAATTTCTTCCGTGAGCTTTACCTCGCAATCTCAAACCTAAAGCAGTACCGCCCCCGTTTTCAAGGCGCAAGAGAGAATAAGATTAAAGGACTCGGGATCGCCAATGCTGAATAATCATCAGATTTCCGCACCTTGCCCCCGCGCCCCTTGTTTGCTTCGGCGAACCAGGCTCCTGGAAATGGCGGCGGGGGGCCGGTCAGGGTGGTCAGGGGTGGTCAGGGTCAAAGGCTTTCACCCTGACCGCGCAAGTCCTTATCTGTTTTGAGTTTGCGGAAGTGGTCAGGGTGGTCAGGGTGAAAATCAATAACAATGTACGTACACGCGCACGCGCGTAATAGATTTCTGACTATGAAATTTGTTTTTAAAAGAAAATACCCTGACCACCCTGACCAGGCCGCGATTTCAAGGGGTTTCACCCTGACCGCCGCCCTGACCAGCAATGACCACCCTGACCGGAGGGGATTATGACAATTGCTCAGATGAAAGATAAATACAACCCATTCAAGAGTTCGAAACGCCCCTTGAGATGCGCGGCTGATAGCCAGGCAATAACTGACCTGCTCGAATACTTGGGGAAGAACGAGGAACACGGCGTATCGCTTGTCGAAATCGAGGGTGATCCGGCTATTTCATTTAAACCCGGGTTGAAAAAAGACGAGCATGAGCGGTTTATCGTGGCCTGCAAAGCAGAGGCTTTACTCATGAACGCAGCTTCTGATCTGCGGGAATTAATGAGAAGCGGCGGCATGAGATTGAAACATAAAAGATGAAAGGGCCGAAAGATGGAAATCAAGGTCGAATTAAAGGGAGTTGATGAAGTCATTAAATCTCTAAGCGATTTCGAAAAACAACAGCTCCCCTTTGCCACAGCGAAGGCGCTTACCAAAACAGGGCAGGAAGTCAAAGACGGCCTGATCTCTGAAATGGAGAAGGTGTTCGATCGGCCGACGCCCTATACATTAAACAGCCTCATGCTCAGGCCCGCCACGAAGCAAACCCTCACGGCTTATGTATGGCTCAAGGATTTCGCGGGAAAGGGGACGCCCGCAGTCAAATACCTTTGGGCCCAGGTCATGGGTGGCAGCAGAAGGGTTAAGCGTTTCGAGTCAGCCCTGCAAAGGATAGGGGTTTTGCCTCGCGATATGTTCATCACCCCTGGACAGGGCGCGGATCTGGACCAGTACGGAAACCTGAGCCGGGGTCAGATCGTTCAGGTGCTCTCGTATTTCCAGGCTCTCGGAGAGCAGGGGTATAAAGCGAACATGACCGACAAAGGGCGGGCGCGACTAAAGAAGGGCGGCAAGAAAACTGGCAGAGGCTTTGAGTATTTCGTTCCGCTTTCAGGCTCAAGGCTGGCCCCTGGCATTTATAAGAGAATCGGATTCGCCTTCGGATCGGCGATCAAGCCGATCTATATGTTTGTTAAGAAGCCAATCTATACTAAGCGATTCAGGTTTTTCGAAGTGGGTCAGAAGATCATCGACGCAAAGTTGTTGAGCAATTTCAACCAGGCGCTTGCCGATGCTCTGAGGACGGCGTTCCGTTGAGCGGGTCCTTCGACAGAGTGTGCGCGATACGGGTAATTCGAACCTCAAGTCTTTCGCGCCCGGAGTAATTTTTGAAGGTGCAAAAATGCAAGATGATGAAAACCGAGCAAGGCCGTCGAGAGCCTCATTTTTCCCGCACGAGCAGATCCTCCGCGAGCTGAGTTCGGCGTTTTTCGACGAGAGTTTCTGCCGAAAATGGATATTGCAAAAGCTGTATCCGACCGGCGCAGTATGCCCGAAATGTGGATCGGGACTTTCCGCGAAAACCGAGCGGCAGTTCTGGTCGGGCAAGCGGTTCAAGTGTCAGAGTTGCGGAGGATTTTCCACGGCGCTCACCGGGAGTTTTTTGAGCGGATCGCAGTTCTCGTTTGCGGAAATTGTGATCCTGGCGCTCATGCTGTCGTTGACGAGCTGGGACCGGCAGATCGCGGAAGTGTTGGCGGTCCATCCACAGACGATCAAGATGTGGCGTTTGAAGTTCAATGCCTTCGTGGAGATCAAGGCGGTGGCCTTGTTTCCTGGTAGGTACATATAGGGGAGGGCGAGCGAAGGGGCGCGGGTGCCGGAATGAAGGTGGCCTTGTTGTACTTGGTATTGTTGTTTGTCTTTATCTCGCCGGCATTATTGTCAAGAGGAGGGAGAGTGAAAATGAAAGTTATTTCTATAAAGGGTTGCATGGGTACGCTGTTGACGATCAACATCAAATTAAAAAAGCAGTTTTATTTTCGTATCTGGTGTGCCTGTCAGTTGTTTAAACTCGCTGGCAAAATTCTGAATTGCGAGACAGAAATCCACTTGGAGGAACTGAGTTTACACCTGTGGCGATCACATACGGCCTGGAAAGCGGGCGAAGCTCTCAATGCGGGTGATCTGGTTTGCCTGGTTAATGGTGAAATTCTCAAAGTGAAATGAGGGGGATGCAAATATGGAATCTATAAAATTCAAAGAACTTAAAAAGTATAAAATCCTGGGGATCACTATATTTAAAATTATATCGTACTCCGTGAAAGATACCGATGATGGGTTTTTCCCTGGGAAAACCGAAGAAAAAAATAAGACAGAATGAGGGTGAGTTGATTTGTGATAAGCAAAGAAACTCTGGAAGCAGCAATATCAGACAAGCCCGCGGAGGTACGGAGCAAGGCTGTTCTCTTATATAACGGGATGGTTCAATGCGCGACATCGTATCGCGACGAGCCGACTGCCTCCAATCTCCGCAACTGGCGGGCAGCGGAAAATGAGCTTGATTCCTTCCTGGGTTCGATTGATCCAAAGCCTAACGAGCTGTCGTTTTCGAATGTTTCGTCGGTCGTCACCTATCTCCAGGAGCAGGGTTATAAGATTTCGAACCGGACCGGCTACAATCACAAGGACGAAGGTTTGCTCAGGCCCCGGAGTGACGGCAAATATTACAAGGCCGATGTCGATGCTTATGCCAGCTCCATGTTATCGCGGCTTGACGGCAGCGAGAGCACGGGTTCTGATTCCGACATGGAGCGCAAGCGCAAAGCGGACGCGGACACAGCCGAGATCATTACCCGGATCAAACGAATCCAGGTCGAGGTCCTAGAAGGAAAGTATATTGAGCGCGAGGCCTTTGAACGGGCGTTGGCACAGCGGGCATCTCTCTTTAAGAATGATTTGGAGGCCCTCGCGCGAGGCAGGGCGGACGACATGATTGATAGGGTGGCCGGCGATCACGACAAGGCTCCTGATTTAATCGAGTTCATGCTGGCCGAGTTCGAGCAGGTGTTGGGCAGATATGCGGCGAATATTGAGTTTTCTGTTCCTGATGTCGGGCTGATTATCGAGGACGAGCACGAAGAGGATGACGACTGAATTAAGTTATGTGCCGAAGCCGGGCGAGACATTTCGTTTCACCGCGGGCGAGGCTCTGGTTTTCCGCATCCCCGAGAAGATTTCGACGGCTGAATGGGCTGCCCGTCACCGAGTCGTTGTTGACGGCGGTCGCAAAAGCCCCTGGCGCAACGAGCTGTCGCCTTGTGCTGTCGGCATTATGGACGCGCTTGACCTTCCTTATGTCCGGGAGGTCTACGTCCAGGCTCCCCCGCAGACGGTAAAGACTCAATCCGTTATCAATTATCTGATGAAGCGAATCGACCTGGCGCCGACTTCCGCGATGCTGGTCATGCCCAACGAGAAACTGACCAAGAGAATTATGCGGCGCAGGATTATTCCGTCCATAAAATCCTCACCGCGTACCCTTGCCGTCATGAGTTCCAAGATGGACGATACGACAAACCTGAATGTTTCGTTTATCAACGGCATGGATATAACAGGAGCGTGGGCGGGTTCGGCCTCGGCCTTGTCGTCCGATGCGATGGAATTAATGATCCTGGACGAGATGAACAAGTACGAGGCTCCCACCACAGCGGAGCCAGATGCCTTTGTCCTGGCCCGCGCCCGTACTAATTCGTTCCCGCACACTTATAAAATTTACGGTGGTTCTACAGCGACCGACGAGACCGGTCTGTTGACGAAGGTTATCAAGGCCAGGGCAGACGAGATACGCTATTACTTTGTGAAATGTCCGCTGTGCGGAGAGGAACAGCGGATGCTTTGGGAGAGGATCACCTGGGGAAGCTCGCGCGATCCCCGGGAGATCCTCCGCAAGAAGCTCGCCCGTTATCTCTGCCGCGGGTGCGGCATGGCTTGGGACGACTCCATGCGCGATAAGGCGGTCCTTGCGACAATGAACAACGGTTGGCGTGCGGAGATCCCGATCGAGCGGCCCCGCGTGGTCGCCTTCATGCTGCAATCCTGGTACGTGCAATCGATGTCGGAGGCGGCCGCCGCCTTTGTCGAGGGACAAGGTGATCGGGAGAAACTCCGCGCGTGGGTTACTCAGCATTGCTCCGAGGAATGGAAAGAAACGTATATCCCGAAAAGGGAGAGTACCATCCTTGCCCATAGGACACAGACCCCGCCACTAATCATCCCATCTTGGGCGATCGCGCTGACCGCCGGCGTAGACACGCAGAAATACAGCTTCTGGTTTGTGGTTCGCGCGTGGGCGGAGGACCTGACGAGCTCGCTCGTCCAGTACGGCCAGCTGCACAGTTGGGCGGATGTCGAGGCGCTGATCTGGCGGACTGAGTTCAAGGTCGAAAACTCCGAGCGCACCATGGCGATTTGGAGGTCCGGTATCGATACCGGGGGAGGTGAGACAGACGATGACGAGATTTCACGGACGGAAGAAGTTTACCAATGGATCAGGAGCCAGCCTCCCGTTGGCTTCACCGCTAACGGAGAGCCCCTTTACCGCGTTTACGGAACGAAGGGAGCCTCCCATGTGGACTCGCTGCATGCGAAGCGGATCAAGGTCAGCAGGATAGACACTTACCCCAGGTCCTCGAAGCCGATCCTGGGCGGGTTGGAGCTGCGCCTCTTGGACACATACGCATACAAGGCTTTGATCCATTGGCGTCTGGAGCGCAAGCCCGAAGAAAAGCAGAATTTTTTTCTTCATGCCGACACCGGCGAAGATTACGCCCGGCAGCTCCTGGGTGAAGAACTCGCCCGCGATCGCAAGGGCAAAAGATACTGGAAGAAGCGTGGAGCGAACCATCTCCTCGACTGCGAAGTGATCGCGGCGAGCTGCGCCGATTCGCAATGGATTCCGTCATTGCAGATGTTAGCGAATTTCATGAAACAGCAAGCGGCTAAAAATCAGGTGCCAAGGGATGTTCAGAAAAAGGAAGTCGAGCATATCGGGGGGCGTCCAGGCAATTACGAGCGGCCCGCCTGGTTGAACAATAGATGACCGAAACGAAAAAAGTATTTACCAGGCGCGAGGAGATAATGGAGTACCTCGGAATCTCCGAATACATCTATGTGAAATTTATTCGCCTCGGGATGCCAGTGCTATACCTGGACGGAAGGTGCTACGCACACCGCGACAATATCGATCTTTTTTTCAAATCGATCACGGCGACATCGGCAAAAAATTCTCCGGAAGGGAAGATAACAGGAGAAGAAAAGACAGTGGAGGGCGACCCTCAAAATAACACCCAAAATGGAGGGAGCAAAAAATGAGACGTGGACAAATATCATGCCAAATATGGCAAAAAGCACGAAAACCGCTGTGTGCCACCCCTTTATAATCATAAGGGGGCGGTCGAGATCGTTGCGTAGCGACCATCCTCGTGCGCCGTCTATCCCTTACCCACTCTACGCTTGCGGGGACGAAAAACGAAACGAGAGTAAATCATTAATATCATTGGGCTTTAGACATCTCCGCAACCCCTTACTATTCCTGGGATAGCGGGCGCGCGTAAACCCTTACCATCTCTACATTGGCGGGAATTGAAAACGAATAGCAAAATGAGATTTTCAAAAATGCGTAAAATCGAGCGTAATGAACGAAAAAAAGCGATTTCGCTCAAATGACCCTGGACAAAAACCATGCCAAGGAATGGGAGCATAGAGAGAAAAAGATAGGTGGAGGGAAAAATGAAAACGGGAATCGAGATGATTACTGATGAGCGATTGAGACAAATCGAGGATGAGGGTTTTGACAATTCGCATGATGACGACCATACCGCGTGCGAGCTGGTTTGCGCGGCAATCTGCTATGCGGCTCCGGAGCCGATTTTTTTCCAGAGGGACGATTATGCGACAATTTATTTTGTTGATCCATGGCCGGAGGATTGGGATGCAGATTGTGATAAACGTCATCGTACCAGCCGCGGCAAATTGATCCCGGGAGAAAATCTAAGCAGGGAAAAACGGATGCGCGATCTTGCGAAGGCTGGGGCGCTCATCGCTGCCGAAATTGACAGATTGCAGAGGCTGAGGAAATGAATATCAATGTGCCTGATCATGCGATGTCTCATTTTTGGAAAGAGCCGCCTCCGGGATCATGGGAATTCTGGTCATTCCGGTTTCCGCCGAAGTGCAAGGAAGGTGATGAGATTGTTTTCCGTCGCAACAAGCTCGCGATTGCAAAGGCGGTTGTTGCAAAGATCGAGCGTCCTGGTCAATCGTCATGCGAGCGGACCGGAAAATTCAAGTCGGGATGGAAAGTATTCTGGACACCCGAGAGCTTTGTTGATTTGCGAAATGACTTGTTTGCAAAGGGAGAAAGCAAATGTTTGTTGGATCAATAAACTCGAAAATTCGGAGCGTGCTGTTCACCGAGAAGCACCTGTTCAAAGATCGAAAAATATGTGTCGGGTGCTCCGGTAATTTCACCGTCGAGCAGATCCTCCAGGGAATGGGTTGCCAAATCTGGTCAAACGACATCGCGCTTTATTCGTCGCTTATGGGCAATTACCTTGCCGGCAAGGAGATGCGTCTCGAGATCAAGGAGCCGGGATATAATTGGCTTGAGCCATATATCGCCGTGGATGGGATCTCGCGAATCAGCGCGGTCTTTCTGCTTTTCGAGATGCTGAAAAACGAGAAGCGGAACAACCTGGCGCAGATCCGTTTATTTGACCATTACCGTAAGGAGTTCTCCCGATTCTGGGAACAGTCATGCGTCCGGATCAAGGCGTCGCTCGACGCGATCAAGATTGAGAATTATACGATGATGGACGTTCACGACCTGTACCGCGGCTTGGGTTCGGAATTTATCCGAATCGCGTTTCTGCCGACCTATGTCGGCGGGTATGAGAAATTATACGCGAGGCTGGACCAGATACTCTCCTGGGATGCACCGGAATACGAGATTCTGACCAAGGAGCGATACGAGGAGACTGTGAGCTTCATGCGCCAGGGCGATTTCCTTTACTTGGCTGACTATGACCGCGAGGAGGACGGCCTGTTTGCCGTCGTTAAAACGGGGCGGCTCAAGAACGTCTATTTATACAGCAATTTGCCGTTTAGGAAATCGTATGTCATGCCTTCCTCGAAAAGCGTCAAGGGCGACATCGCCTATCTCCCCGACGATTACGAGATCACGAGGGAGAGCATCTTGACTTTCAAAAAGACCGATAACTCCCGGCTGAATTATTATAAGAACGTGTTCCTGAAAAAAGGAATCGACCATACGACCGGGCTCTCGCCGCTCATGGTGTTGCTCGATGGCTACCTGTTCGGCTTTCTGCTGTTCGACGTGATCCGCTATGGAATGGACCAGGACAAGTCCACGCGGGGCGTTTACCTGCTTTCGGATTTCATTATCGCGCACCCTATAGAGAAGCTCTCGAAGCTCGTCCTGCTCGCGACGAAAACGACGGAGCTGCAGGAGATCCTCAAGGCGAAGTTTATCCAGGCCGTCGATTTCATCCTGACGACGGCGTTCACGGACAAACCTGTTTCGATGAAATACCGAGGCGTGTACAAGCTCCAGAAGCGGGGCGAGGGCTTTCTGCAATATATGACCGAGTGCGGGGAATTAAGCTGTAAGGAGGCTGTGCAGACATGGGTAAAAAAATACAAAAAATGAGAACGAGTGAAGGGACAGGCGAGACTATGACCGGGACGGAGGTTCCAGTCGGACAGGAGGGAGTATTGACAGTGATGCCGCTGCCGGACGCGGGTCAGCTGTTAATCGATGGCAGCGCACCCATGCCGGCACGGGACACCCAGGTGGTGCTTGACGAGTTTAATTCGCGGCTGGCCGGGAAAATACCTTATAAGCTCTATCTTGCAAAAGCGCGGGAGATTGACTTCCTCGAGAAGAACGCGCGGTTCATGAAAAAAGAGCAGTTCGAGGCGCTCACCCGAAACATCAAAAACGACGGTGGGCTGACATCGCTCCCGCTGTGCTATCTCCAGGAGAACGGTCGCCTGCTGGTCCTTTCCGGCAATCACCGGCTCAAGGCCGCGATCGCCGCGGGTATCCAGGAGAACCTGGTCCTTCTGATCGACAAGCCGCTCTCGAAACAGCGTCAGATCGCGATCCAGCTCTCGCATAACGCCATAGCCGGCCAGGACGACGAGCAGGTCCTCAAAGAATTATGGATGGAAATTGACGACCTGGAGGCCTCCATCTATTCCGGCCTGTCGAACGAGCTGATCGAGAAGCTCACGAATGTCGATTTCAAGACAATCGCGGAGCAGAGGCCGCTGTTCAAGGAGATCGCGCTCCTGTTTCTTCCGGACGAGATCGAGCAGATGAAGTCGATCTGCGAGGGCATCCTGGAATCGGTCAAGAGCAAGAACGTGATGGCTGGCCGGATCTCCGAGTACAGCGACCTCCTGGACGGAATCATCGCCGTTAAGCAGAACCAGAAGATCATCAATTCGACGATCGCGTTTTTCGCGCTGGCGAAGGTTGCCCGCGAATACCTTGATGGCAAGCTCGCGTCTATCCAGGAGGGTATAGAGGAAGGTGTCGAGGATACGATCATATTCAACCTGGGGTCGACGCGTAAGCGGATCAAGAAGGACACGGCGAAGGTCCTCCGCAAAGCCCTCAAAGACAAGGCAGATGCCGGCCTCGATCTCGACCAGGCACTCATCGAAATATCCGAGAAATAGTAAATTCAGAGGTCGTCGTACAGCGGGAGCATATACAGCGGGGCTCTCAAACTTGCGATTGACCTCTTTTTTCCGCAGTAAAAAATGCTAAGTATGCGAAATTATTGCATTTTTCCCTTGCTATATACCTCAAAATCCTATAAGTTCTAATCATATCAATAACTTAGCTCATTTCAGAGGGAGGCCGCGTGCTTTTTGAGTCCGGTGTTAGGCCGGACGGCGGGTTAGCAACCCAGCTCCCAGTTCCTTCTCATACCTTTTTATCTGATACCTTCCAAACCCGGTTTTTTAATGGGGCTGTGGTTGCACCTGGTCAGCTCAATAAAAATCGTCAAGATTTACGCCGTGGGATACTTCTCACAGTTTAGCAGGGCCAACCTTCAAAACATCCTCAAGCGAAATTCGGGGGGCCGACGGGTCAGAAAAAAGGCTGAGACCTTTAAACCGATGGTTTTGATAATCGGTTAATCTTGGCCCTTACCGTGAGTGTAGGGGTTGAGTTGGGATTCAGGACAACCCAGGAACCCTGTCGGGATTTAGGCACCCGTGAACCTAAAACTTCAAAAAAAAATCGGAGGCTCTCCAGGGCAGAGGAGAGCCTCTCTTTTTTGAGTTTGTGAATGTGACCAGCTCAGTGAGCTGGACAGATTACAAATTCAAGGAGAAAGGAGATCAAGATGGAAGCGGAAAAGTTTGATGTCATGGACGAAGGAGATTGGGTGAAATTCGGAATGAATGAAGCCTTGGCCGCGATGATCGAAAGCGAGGACGGAAAGGAGGAGACAGAATAATGAGCGAAGCGGTCGCTAAGTACTTCACGAAAAAGCGGACGGAGATGACCGCGAAATCCGATTTTCATCAGGCGTTGGCAAAGAAGTCGAGAGTCAAAACTGACAAGAGCTACCATGAGGACCGGGCCTGGCACTTTGGCGTTTCGATGGTCGCCTACCTGTTCAAGATGGAAGCTGAAATCCAGCAGGTCTTACGGAGGGAGCGATGAACCTTGAAAACGATGTCAAGTTGAAAAGCGGAGCGGAGTTTAAAAAAGGAACGAAGGTTGACCAGATCAGCTATCCCCAAGAATATCCTCATTTGATAGCCGTTTGGTGCGGTGAGAAAAAGTTCTACATTCCGGTGACTAAAGCCCACAAATACCTGACCGGCTTTGAGCGCCCGCCCGACGAGGACACGCTGTGGAGTTGGATAGCGGACGGTATTTGCGAGACGCTGAGGGGCGAGCCGGTTGATCTGGATGGCCGCGGACCAGACGGATGTCCCTCCTGGATGCTGGCCCTTGGGTTGATCTAAAAACTGGCCCTTCAAAGCCGTGAACTTTGAAGGGCCGAACACTAACCCCCTACGAAAGAAAGGAGCAAGGAGATGGTAACAGAGGATGGAAAAAAGTCAACAGATTTGAGGCAGTTTATTGGATCGAGTCAAATGACAGCGCTCCGGTGGAATTGTAGAGGTCAGGAGGGAAGGTTCTTCCAAGACCTCTTAAGAGATCTCGACAAGAAAATCGCGGAAATGCCTGTTACCTACGATACGGACGGCATGGGCGACGCGGCGCCGGTCACGCTCCACTACTTTTTGGGCGCTTCCGATTGGTACATCGTTGAGTGCGACAAAGAGGCAGAACAGCACCAGGCCTTCGGCTTTGCTTGTCTCAACGGAGATCACGAAAACGCAGAGCTTGGCTACATCAGCATCGCGGACCTTATAGACTGCGGAGTTGAGCTGGACCTTTACTATGCGCCGGAGACAATCGGTATCATTAAAGACAGATTCGGCAAGCGGAGGGCAGCATGAAAGTCATCCTGCTCAGCACGGTCGTTTATATTGTGGTCTTTTTGTATCACGTGGTTAAGGAGGGCAGAAAATGAGAACAGTCGGCGAATTTGCGATTGCCTTCCTGGTCGGCTTTGGATTTTGGATGATGGTTATGGGACCTGTTTTATTCGAATAAAAAATCGCCGGGCTGCGCATGGTACACGCAAAAATAAGGAGCTAAATATGCAGAAAAAAATAAAAGTGTTACGGTCTACAAGTTGTTTTGAACTCAGGCGCGTTATTGAACCAGGAAAAAGAAAAAATAGAGAGAAAAGATATTTTCAGATCGCGGCACGCGGAGGCACAGGAGTCTGGAACTATGGAAAGTTCAAGACAGCCTTGCACACCTTCAATTTCTTTTCGTTTTAATGGAGGGTGAAATGAAAACTTTGAAAATTGACCGCGTATATCCGAATCCGAACCAGCCGCGCAAACATTTTGACCAGGGCAAACTCGAAGAACTCGCGCAATCAATCAAGGAGAGCGGGCTCCTCGAGCCCCTGATCGTGGTTAAGAGGGAAAACGGATTTATGATTATTGCCGGTGAGCGTCGCTGGCGGGCTTGCAACCTGGCCGGCGTGAAAGAGGTCCCGGTCAGGATATTGGAAGCCGACGACAAGAAGGTTGCGGAACTCGCGCTCCTGGAGAACCTGCAGCGCGAGGACCTCAGCATCGTGGAAGAGGCCAAAGCCTACGAGGGCCTGATTGATATGGGGATGAGCCAAGAGGAAATTGCCCGCAAGATGGGAATCAAGCAGAGCTGGCGCATCCAGGAACGTCTGAACATCCTCAAACTCACCCCGACATTTCAGGAGTACACGCTCCGCGGTCTTCTCAATCCATCGCAAGCGCAGGAAATGAGCCGTTTGCCGAGGGAGCTGCAGGGGGCCTTGTTTGACAAGATTTCCGCGGGCAAGGTTCCAACATATAACAAGCTGCGCTCCCTGGTAAACGCAATGATCAATATCCAGGAGCAACATAGCTTTTTGCCGGAGCCGAGCAAGGCGGATAAAGAGGTTTACGGTAAATACTCTCGGATGCTCGATTCGATAATCGACCTAATCAGCAAATCGTTTCACCAGGACGATCTTTCCGTCCTGCCGTATGTCATGCAAGGAGCGACTCAGGATAACATCAGACGAATTGATGAAATTATGATTTCCCTGAACAAGATCAAGCGGGCCCTCACGCAGTCGGAGAGCAACCGCGAAGTGATTGAACAGACATCCCTATTAACGCACTAAAAATTGAAAAGGAGAATTGAAAATGAACGAAGGCACATTTCAGATGATACAGCTGGACCAGTTAAAGGCAAACCCCTTGAACCCAAGGAAGAATTTTTCTGGTAAGAAATTTGATGATCTGGTCGAATCGATCCGCACGAAGGGCGTCCTTGAGCCGATCTTGGTCAGACCGCAGAAAAAGAAAAAAGAGAAAATTCCCTATGAGATCATTGCCGGCGAGCGCCGTTTCCGCGCATCCTGCGAGGTTGCAAATGCCAACGGAGGCCTGTCGGCGCATACGATCCCAGCAATAATCCGGGAGATGTCGGACGACGAGGCTTTTGACGCCATGACAATTGAAAACCTGCAGCGCGAGGATCTCTCAGAGATGGAAGAGGCCCGCAGTTATGAGCTTTACATTCAGCGACATGGTGACGAGGCGATTCCCGATCTCGCGCAAAGGTGTGGGATTCACCCTGGATACATCAAGCGCCGTCTGCAGGTCCTCAAGCTTCCCGCGAAAGTGCTGAAATCTTGGGAGAAAGGCAAGATCAAATTCGGACATTGTGAGCAGCTCTCCAGGTTGCCCAATGAAAAGTTAGTCCTCGAGTTTTTCGATTCCATATTTACAAGTTATTACGATTCGGGTCCCGAAGCGATTCCAGTGAGCCGGTTGAGATTTAAAATCAATAGCAGGACTCTCAAAATGTCATGCGCAAAATTCGACAAAGGCGAATGCGCGAATTGCCCGAAAAACTCAGATGTACAGAAAGGGATATTTGAAGAAGTCGCCGGGCTCGACAAGGCGTGTTGTTTTGATCCCGAGTGCTTCACCGGAAAACAGATGTCCTGGCTGGTTGCAAACTGGAATAATTACGGGAAAGCCCATAAAACAAACGGGGTCCGCTTCGAGCATACCCTTAACTGGAGCGATCACCATGATTTTGAAGAATGGGGTGCCCATCCGGTTGAGAAGTGCTTTTCCTGCGAAAGCTTTGTTTCCATTGTCAATATTGAGGGTAAGCTCCACAAGAAGCAATCCTGTGTAGGTTCGAAGGCCTGTTATGACATGGTGCGCCGTACGGCAGAGGCAATAGAAAAAACCAAGTCGAAAGCGAAAGGCGGCAAGGAGCCCGAAGCCGATGTGCCGCGGGTTGAATGGCACGGCGACTATTTCCGCGAGGTTTTCTTCCACAAGCGGATCCCCGAGGTCCTCCAAGAAATCCCCGCAAGTGATGACAAAGTCTTGAAGCTGATCCTGGCCTCGATGTTCCATGGGTTCCATTTTCTGAAAGAAGAGTTTGCCGAAAAGCATGGCGTTAAGGCGGAGCGATACTGCCTTTTCAATAATGAGAAATTGTGGCCGAAAATCGAGAAGATGGGGACTGCGGAACTCCAGGAAGCCTTGAAAGAAGCCGCGACGTCGGTAATGCTCGAAGGTCAGGTTCACGGCGGTGGTTACGGTTCGAAAGGTCGTCGTTTGGTCGCTACCCACCTGGAAATTGACCTGCAAAAAGAGTGGCTGATCCATGCGGAGTATCTGGATAAAAAGACCATCAAGGAGATCCTCTCCTTTGGAAAGAAGCTCGGCATTTTCGAGGACGAGAATGCAAAAAAGCACCTTGAGAAGATCGGGCGCAAGGCCTTTGAAAAATGCTCGAAGAAGGAGCTTGTTGAAATTATCCTAAAATCGGGCGCGGACCTGGCTGGCAAGGTTCCCCAGGAAATCTTGGCTTAGGAGGAGAAAGGAGACTATGAAAAAGCCAAGAGAACCAAATCATGAGGAAAAACGAGAATTATATGAATTTATAATCCGGGAAGCGGGTGGAAATGCCGATGCGGGCCTCGTCGTGATCGACGCATGTATCGCGGTTTTTGACAATTACATCACGGACTGTCCTGGATATACAGGTAAGGTCATGATCGTAGTGTGGCCCGGTGGACCGGACTTGACAGAAACTTATACCTGGGGAAAGAACGGAATCCGAAGAGAGTCTATACGATGCTGACGCCGATTGCGAATACGCATCACTCGAAGCTCCCTAACCTGGGCGAGATTGTTGTGGTCAAAATCAGCGAGATCGCGCCGGGATACAGGTACAGAAAATTCATTGTCGAGTCTTTCCCGTTAAGCGACTCCCCGGATCAGCGATACTCCAGGGGGATACATACGGTCAACTTGAAGGCGTTGGATAACGGCGAGCGAGTCCGGGTATCGGGCTTTTATTGTGAACCGATAAACTGAAAGGAGGTCATGATTTGAAAACATCATATTTTGCAAATAGAGTCGCAGCTGCGGACCCGAAGGCGGTCAGCATTGCGCTCTATACACCGAGATGGTGGGGCGCGGGCCGTCGCTATTATGCTTTGGCTCCTTCTGCCGATCTTTTGAATCGGTCAAAAGCCGGACTTCCCTGGTCCGCATATGTCCAGGAGTACCGGGAAAAGGTTCTTGCTAAGCTTGATCCGGCGAAGGTTTACGAGGACCTGAAAGATTCCATCCTCTGCTGCTACGAGCGTCCCGGCGAGGACTGTCATCGTCGGCTCGTAGCCGAATGGATCGAATCTCACCTGGGGATCAAAGTCCCCGAGCTGTAATCCTACCTCTGTTCCGGGGCGGTTTATCCCGCTCCGGAACATCTCAAAAAACCCCTGTCAAGAAAAATAAGACCCAAACGCGGTATAAAAGCCCCCCCAAAGAGACCTAAAAGCGCCGTAATCGGCATTTTCTCATGAAATCCCATGATAACGTCCGTGCCAAATAAAGCCGAGGTTCGCATATGGCATTAAAGACCACGCTCGAGCAGCTCGAAGAAGTCCAGGCGGCGATCTCTGCGGTCATGAATAACCAATCCTATCAGATGAATGGAGCAAGTGTTACGAAAGCCAATCTCGCCGAATTGACTGACCGAGAGGAAACGCTCCTTGCCCGATACAAGCGAGAGCAGGGAACGGGAGGACCGGCGATCAACATCGGCATACCGCGGAGAGATTACTGATGATGGACGCAAGGCAAACTCAGATATTCGGGCGAGCCGTTAACGCGATGGCGACAGCCATGGGTCGTCCGGTGCTATTCGGTCCCGACAACAAACCCCTTATGCCGTCGTCCTCATATGGCATAAGCCGCATGGCCGCGAAGCGTGAAGGCTCCATGAAAAATTGGGTTCCGAAACGCCTCGTAAGCCGTCAGTCCGAAAGTATGGAGCGAGAGCGAATCGCGGAGCGGGCGGTGGATCTCAAGAATAACGATCCGCACGCTGCCGGCATTATCGATTCATTCGCGACGACAGTAATCGGGGCCGGCCTGGTCCCGCACCCGATCCTGAACATCCAAGCCCTGGAAATGAGCAAGGACCAGGTCAGGGGCATCCAGAACCAGCAGAAAATAATTTATTCCATCTGGTCGCCATACGCGGACGCGGGCGGTCGGATGTCTTTCAGTTCCATCCAGTTTCTCGCCTTTACGTCTCTGCTCACCTATGGCGAGTACCTGATCCTACTGCCGATGCTCGACGATGCCGAACGACCCTATTCTCTGGCTTGCCAGCTCATTAACCCGCTGCGTCTTAAGACTCCGGTAGACCTGGTTTTGAATCCCTATCTGCGTGACGGGATTGAGTACGGCAGTTATGGCGAGCCGATCGCTTACTGGATAAAAAAGTCGGACCCGCGCGGCCTCATGGATTTGAGCGCGGACATCTCGACGAACTTTGAGCGGATTCCTGCAAAACGGGGCCATCGCTGGAATGTGATCCATGATTTTATCGCGACCGAGCCGGAGCAGTTCCGTGGCGTAAGTCCGTTTGCCAGCGCAATGAAGTTCTTGCGTGATCTTAATGACTACCTGGACGCGGAGCTTGTGTCGAATATCGTGACCGCAGCATTTGCGCTTTTCATCCAGCAGGAGAAAGGATCAAACCCCTATTTCGCGGCGAATAACCTCTCGGCCTTCACCGAGACAAACCTTACCCGAGAAAAAACCGTCGAGACCCGATACCAGGAGTGGATCCCCGGCATGATTATGTACGGCAATCCCGGTGAGGAACCTAAGCCAATCAAGGGCGACCGCCCCGGCGTGACCTTTGACCCGTTTACGAAGATCGTCAAGAAGGCGATCGCGATGGGCTTCAATGTCCCGTACCCCGTGCTGTTCAAGGATGTCGAGGCGGTGAACTTCGCCGGATTCCGAGCCGCTATGCTTGATGCCTGGCGGGTGTTCATGCACCGGCGTATTTGGATGGGTCAGGGGCTTTGTCAGAAGGTATGGGCGATGCTTCATGAGGAGGCCTATTTGCGCGGCGATCTCAAGGTCGCTCAATTTTATTCGAAGCGATTTTTCATCACGCAAGCCGAGTGGCGCGGATCTCCGAAGGGCGATATCGAGCCGATCAAAGCAGCCCAGGCCGACGTTCTGCTTATCGGGAACAAGCTCAAGACCCGGGCCGAGTCCATCGCGGAGCGTGGTGGCGATATCCTTACGACTTTCGATCAGCTCGAGGAAGAAGAAGAAATGCTTGACGAGCGCGGTTTAGATAAAGCCGTCGTGACTTCGCCTGGGGGAGAGCCGAAAGAGGAAAGCGGACCTAAAAAAGAAGGCGGCGACAACGAACCTGATGAGGAGCCCGGTTCCGGTGAGGGCTTGGATCAATCTTAGGAGAGCGCGATGGAAATTACAGATTTCTCACAGGGGCAGATTTGGGGGATTTACCCCGACAAGCTCGAAGTCCTGACAAAAAAGTTTAAGGACTTTACGAGCGAGAGCCTGGCGATTGAGGCGGCCTCTTACCGTGCCGATCCGAACAGCGACCCCCCGCCTTACGATATTGTTGACGGTGTGGCTGTGATCCCGATTTCCGGTCCTCTTTCCAAGCGCGACACCTTTTTCAGCTATCTGTTTGGGGGCAGTTCAGTTGTCTCCATTTCAAGGGCGCTCACGGCAGCCGTTAATGACTCCCAGGTGAAAGCGATTATCCTCTCGATCGACTCCCCCGGCGGCGTCGTGAGTGTTGTTGAATCTCTAACCGAAGCGGTCCGGATGGCCGGAGAGCAGAAACCCATAGTGTCTTTTGCGAATGGCATGATGGCAAGTGCCGCATATTGGATCGGGAGTTCAGCCAGCAAGATCGTTGCCGAGAATACGGCAGAGGTCGGCAGCATCGGCGTTGTGATGGTCCATTACGACTTTTCCGAGATGGACCGCCAGATGGGGATTAAGCGGACTTATATCTCCGCCGGCAAATACAAGGCGATGGGCAACAGCTCCGAGCCCCTCTCACCGGAGACGCGAGCGATATTTGAGGAGCAGCTCAATCAGTATTACACGCTGTTCGTGGATACCATCGCTGAGAACCGGGGCGTCGAGGCGCAAGAGGTCCTCGAGAAGATGGCGGACGGTCGCATCTTCATCGGCAAGCAAGCGGTTGAGGCTGGCCTTGTTGACCAGGTCGGGACGCTCTCAACTACAATCAATATGGCGTTAGCAATGGTTTCCGGCAGTCTGCCGCAGAGATCATATAATCAGGGGGGGACCCCGAGAAAGGAGAAGTCTATGGATAAGATTATCAACACAGAACAACTGACGGCAGCGTATCCGGAGTTGGTTAACCAGATCAAAGAGGCTGCTATCAACGGCGTGAAGGTGGAAGCAGTAAACGGAGAGAGGCTGAGGATTACCGGCCTTGTTTCCATACAGTTCGGCGCCGAAGCCGGGGACAAATTCAAAAAGCTCGTCGAGACGGGAACCACCGTAGAGCAGTTCCAGGCCTACCGCGAGCTCAACCCCGTTGCCGCGAAAGAGGATGATGCTGAGAAGAAGGCACGAGAGGTCGCGCTTGCCGCGATCAAAGCCGCTGGTCCGGATAATCCGGGATCGGGTGCCGGAGCGGGTACCGCGGGCGAAAAGGATTTCACGACAATGGTGAGCGAATACCAGCTTTTGCACAAGGTAACAAAGGGCGCTGCGATCGAGGCCGTTCAGGCGCTCTATCCGGAAGCTCATGAGAAGTGGCTGGTAAGCGTTCAGAAGAAATAACCTGGATTGCTGGTGGACAAAAACGATCATAGATCTCCACAGGAGGAAAAAATATGAACGAAGGAATCAAAACCTTTTATGCGGGTGAGGCGCTGGAAAAAAGAAGGCGCGTCAAGATCAAAGCGGGAACAGTGCTTGATCCCCCTGAGGTAGAGTATGCGGATGCCGGTGAAGATTATATTGGCGTGACCGAATACGGTGTTGCTTCCGGCGAGCTGATTGCGATCCGTCTCATTAATTTCCCAGGGACTTTCGACATCGAGTGCGCGGTCAGTGCCTCGATTGCCAGGGGTACAGTTCTTTACGGTGCAGCCGATGGCAAGGTAAGCGATGCTTCGAGCGGAACCGCCCAGGGCATCTCGCTCGAAGCGGCAGTCGATGGGGCGATAATCGAAGCAGCTCTCTGGAACGTGAAGTCGACGACCGCCGTAACCGTCAGCCTTCTCGATTCCGGAGGCTTTACCGCGCAGACAACCGTGGAAGCAGCGATTGCTGAAATCTATCAGCACATTAAATCCATCCAGGCGAGCGTGCCGGTCCCGCTGGGTGCGATCACCATGGAGGACGGTACAGCTCTGACCAAACAGGCGACGACGGTTGCCGGATACGCGCAGCTCGCCAATAAAGAGATGGTCATCGAAATTCCGGTCAATTGCACTTCCGGCGAGGCCCTGGCGTTCTCCGTGCCCCTTCCCCAGGACATCGACGTGACCGCGGATCTCACCGTTCACGTCCTGTCTGGCAAGGATGCAGATGCCGATACTCTTACGCTCGATTGCGAGGTCTTCCCGGTCGCGGCCGGTGATGTTGCAAATGCCGATATTCAGGACACCGCTGCACAGGCGATCGTTGCCGCTGGTACCGAGCTTGTCTTTACCTGCGGCCTTGATGGTCTCCTCGCCTCTCCGGGAGCGATAACGGCCGTTCTTACCCTGGGCGGGACCAATGATGGAGATACCGTTTACATCTACGGCGCATGGGTTGAATACAAGAGGAAAATTTTGACCTCGTAACATGGGACCAGACCGGCCCTTAAATAACGAAACGGAGGAGTAAAAAATATGAGACCTGCAACTGGAACAACTATTTACAGGCCGGATCTTGGGGTGACGGTCCTCGAGTTTTTCGAGGGACCCTCCATGGGATATATTGGCCTCCAATTGATGCCGATTTTTACTGTAGCGGATATGTCATCGACCTATTCCGTCATCCCGAAAGAAGTGCTGTTGAAGATCCAGGATGTCAACAGGGCGCCGAGAGGTAAATACAACAGGGGCGATTGGGAATATGAGGCCGGCAAATACTCGACCTCAGAAAAAGGATGGGAAGAACCGATCGACGACAGCGAGCGCAAGAACCTCGACCGTCGCTCTCCCGGTCTGGCCGACAGGATTGCGACTCAGCGGGCGCTCAATATCATCCTGCGCTCTCAGGAAAAGCGAATCGCCGACAGGATTTTCAATCCGAATCGATTCACGCCACACGCGGTCTCCGTCGAATGGAATGTCCCGGCCACCGCGAAACCGATTACGGATGTAAAGAATGGAAAGGCCGCTTTCCGTCTCCAGTGCGGCATGCTGCCTGATGCTCTGGTCATATCTTGGACGACTTTCGAGGATCTCAAAAACTGCGATCAGATCGTCGACCGTCTAAAATACACCTTTCCCGGCCTGGACATCAATAAGATGACGAGTGCCCAACTTGCGGCCGTGTTTGATGTACCGGAGGTCATTATCGGTGGATCGGTTTACGATTCCGCTAAACGCAACAAGGCGGCGACGATAACCGACGTCTGGAATTACGAATACGCATCACTGGTAAAGATCAGCAGAGGCGACGATATCACTCAGCCCGGTGTTGGTCGCACCTTCCTGTGGACCGAGGACAGCCCTGAGAACGCCCTTGTCGAGTCCTACCGCGACGATTCCCGCAGGAGCGATGTTATACGTGTTCGCCACCATGTGGACGAAGCGTATATCGCCTCGCAAAACGATGCGGGAGCCGTCGTTAGCGACATAGCCGCGGCCTGCACTTACCTTTTCAGCAACATTCATACCTGATCCTGGCGCCCCTCCCTGAAAGGGGAGGGGCTTTTTTTAAAGCTGAAGCTGAATTTGAAAGGGAAGGGGCATGAACGGAATATCCCGCGAAACGTTTGAGGGCATGGACGTCAGCTCCAAGCTCAATGTCCTGTATGATTGCGCAATATCATCCAATCTAAAAATGACTACCCTTGAAACCAATGTGAAAACATTGGAGCGGAAATTTGATCTCAGAAAAAAGTTCGATACGTCTATTGCCGCAATTTCCGGAGTCATTGGCGGGATGATCGCATTTTTTACCCAACGACTTTTTAAATAACTTTTAATGGGGAGGCTATGGAACCGATTACGACTATTTTGGGCGGTCTTTTAGGTGGGGCCCTGCGCCTGTTTCCGGAGCTTTTCAGTTATCTCGACAAAAAAAACGAGCGCAAGCACGAACTCGATATGCAGGACAAGGCTAAAGAAATGGCACAACTCCAAGGGACACAGGTGCTTGAGGCGAAGGGTGTCGATTACGAAATCAAGGGGCTCGATGCCCTTATGGCCGCGCTCGCAGCTCAAGCTCAACCTACCGGAGTGAGATGGGTTGATGCGATGTCTGCCCTCATGCGCCCCCTGATTACGATTCAATGGGTTGTAATTCTTTACCCGGGCGTCATTGTTTGCCGAATGGTGTCCGCGTGGCAGGCAGGCGGAGCAAATTTAACGGCCCTGCCGGCAGCTATTCTGGCCTGCTTCGGAGCCGAAGAACAGGCTGTTGTCGCCGGCATCATCAACTTCTGGTTCCTCGACAGGGTTCTGAGAAAAAAATGAATCCCATAGCAGTCAATCTCGCCAAACAGTTCGAGGGCTACTCAGAAGCGCCGTACAAATGCCCTGCAGGTATCTGGACAGCGGGATGGGGCCACGCCTTCCAGGCTAGCGAGCCGGTCCGCCCCTTGCCCCCTGGAGAGGCTGAGACGGTTCTTGACGGGGATCTCCGCAAGGCTCAACGCGGAGCCTTCAATATCTGCCCGGTGCTCAGGACCGAAAATGATAAGCGCCAAGCGGCCATTATCGACTTTGTTTTCAATCTCGGGAGCGGCCGGTTGAAGTATTCCACCTTGCGCCGGCGAATCAATCAGCAGGATTGGGATGAAGCGATCCGGGAGATCGTCAAGTGGGTCTTTGCCGGAGGCAAAAAGCTTCCAGGGCTTGTTTTACGCAGAAATGCAGAGGCGAATTATCTAAGGGGTAGGAACTAATGGGCATATGGGAGCAGGAACTCGCCACGCTTTATCTCCAGGCCTTAAGTGACGGTGTCGCACAGAGTGCCGTCTACACCCCGACGACAGGTCCGGCCGTGACGATCACGGTGTTTTTTAAAAAAGAGCATATGGAGTTGGAAGAAGGCCCCGGCACATATGACGTTTACATTCGGGCGCTCACGAGCGACATCGGCGCCGCGCTCCCGGGTGAAACGATTCTTGTGAATGGCACGACTTACAAGATCAAAGACCCGCCCAGGAATAATGTAAATGTTGTTGCCGAGAGCTTTGTGACCTTGAGTGAGGATTAAAAGGTCGGACAAAAACCATGCCAAATATGAGCAAATGGACGAAAAGCGAGGTAACCCACCCCTTTATAATCCTAAGGGGGGGCATGAGATCGTTGCGTGGCGACCTTCCTGACACGCCGTCTGTCCCTTACCCATCCTATGTTTGCGGGGATGAAAAACACGATCTGCGTAAACCCTTACTATCATTGGGTTCGCAAAATCAGCGCAAACCCTTACAAATACCAGGCTGGCGGGCATGAGTAACCCCTCACCATCTCTATATTGGCGGGGATTGAAAACGAAATAAATAGGGCGGTTTTGAAGCAAACGTAAAATCGAGCGTATTGATCGAAAATTTGAGGCGAAAAAAAGATGACAGATTCGATCCGGCAGCAATTAATTGACGCGATTGACACCAGGTTTAACGCAATCGACACCGACGGCGGCTTCAACTCAAATTTGGGCGCTCATGTTTTCGATTGGCTGGACCGGGAACTCGCAGACAGCGAACTCGAGAGCCTCGTCTACCGGGACCGGACAAACGAGATTGCCTCGTTCACAAACCGCGAATATACGAACAAGCTCCGACTCGAGATCGTAATCAAGACCCGCAGCGCCGATACGACGCCGGAAAAATTGCGGGAGATGATCGAGGACGTCTACGCGGCGATCGGCACAGATGACACCTGGGGAGGCTTGGCGCTGGATACTCAGCCGATTTCGGAAGAGATGGAGGTCAGACATGAGGACAAAATCACCGGGACAGCGAAGATCGTCATTGAGATCGAATATCAAACAGAGAAATGGAAATACTGAAAAGGAGGGTGCCATGTGGAAAATGAAACCAGGTGAGCCGAACATTGACATCGTTGATGGGCCTTTTGCGGGGAGACAGTTTCGGGCCGGCGAAAAATATGATGAGATTCCGCCCGGAGAGCAGGGCCGTTTTGAAATAGTTGGAAAAGTCGGGGAGGTCGCGGCCTGCCAGGACGAAGAAAATACAGGAGGTGAGTGACAATGCGGAATTATTTGGCAGATTATGACTTAATCGCGGTGAGCGCCCTTTTGAAAGAATCGGCGATCAATACCGAGCAGACCCTGGACACCTCGATGCTGGTCACGAAAAGTACCGTCTTCCAGCTTGATCCCCGCCGGGAGGATAACAAGGACGAACTGACCGGTCTTGAGGAGGCCGACACCGTTTACGATCTTGGCGCCCTCTCGAACGGCTCGCTCGATTTCGAGAAGGCCCAAGCGCAGCATTTCGGATTCGGTTACGCTTTTGCCCTTGGCTCCCGGAGCGTTTCGGCATACGGGACCGGATATAAGCACCTTGTCGTGCCGACCGACGATATGTTCCTGCCGTCCTTCTCGCTCGCGCAGCGCCTCGGCAGCACCATCCTGAAAAGGCTGTTCGCCAGTATGCACGTCGACAGCCTCAAGGCGTCCTTTGCGAAGGACTCCTGGGCGAAGCTGACCCTGGACTGCAAGGGAACCGGCAAATATACGGACAATATTTCCCGCGAATCGATCACCGCCGCTTTCAATGCGACTTCGCTCACCCTGGCCGCGAACGCCGTGCATGGTGCGGCAGCGGGTACCAGGCTCGATAACGTTCACCAGGTCCGGGTGCTTGTCCCGGCGACCGGAGAATGGAAAGAGGTCACTTATTCAGCCGTGTCCGATGCGACCCCGGCTGAGATTACGATCACCGCTCCCGGAGTTGCGGCGACATCGACGACATACGAGGTCCTCTATGTGCCGACCGAGCCCGCCTGGGCCTCTTTTCCGGCGAGAGTCACTGAGCCGCCGCTCCGGGTCACAGACCTAGTCGTTGTTGTGGGCGGGAAATGGAACGGCACGACTTTCCTGGAAGGCCGGACAATTTCTTCCGAAGTGGAGAGCATCGAGCATACCATCAACAACAACCTGGCAATCGAGTACCGCGTCGGCGGGACCGGCACATACGCGAATTATGCGCTTCGCCAGGGCAGGACTCAGACGCTCACGCTCAACCGCCAGCTCCGGGATTTCATCCTACAGCAGCGCATGAAAGACAACGAGTATTTCGGTGTCCACATGAAGGCAACGGGAGCGGAGTTCGATACCGGCAAGAATTATTATGTAGATGTCGTGTTCCCGAAATGTGCCGTGTTGAAAGCCCCGATCTCCGTTGGCGGTAAGGTTTTGGTCGAGGCCGGCGATCTGGTCGTGCTCCAGGATGCAACTTATGGATCGTGCCGTGTAGAGGTCGCAAACAAGGTCGCCACATACGCTGCATAAAATGATTACCAAGTAGGGGCCGCGTACCGGACTGAGACGCCGCGGCCCCGAAATCAAATAGCAAAGGAGAGAGGAAATGCTGAAACTTGGAAAGCTGGGAAAATTTGACATCAAGAACCCGCCCGAGGGCGTTTGGGCGACATTTTCGGAGGGTGTCAGGTTCAAAGTAAGAAAGCTCACCGCGGAGGCGGCAAAGGCCATCAGAAAACCTTTCATTAAGATGGAGATGGAACTTGATCCGGTGACCAGAAGGATGGTTCCGGCCGAGAAGCTGACCGATGAGGAAAAGTTCAATGATGCCTTGGCCTCATACATGATCGAAGCGTTTGAGGGAGTCGGCGATGAGGACGGCAACCTGCTTTCCGATAACGTGGAAAGTCGCCGGATGATTTTCAATGTCCCGCAATTGCGCGACTGGATCTGGGGCTTGGCGCAATCTGTTGAAATCGCCGCTGCAAACCTTCAGGAGTCAGAAGTAAAAAACTCATAAGCCTCACCCGAGCTTTATTTTCGGGTGAGGAGGGAGATGCGAAAGAGATACTTCTCCCTGGCAACAACGACGTTTGGGAAGTTCTTCTGATCGGGAGAAACCAATGGCTGTGCGGATCTGCCGGAATCTATGCCCTGGACATGAAAACGATGATTATGATTGCCCAGGGCATAGGCATTTCGGTGGACCGGGATTTTCTGCTCAAGGTCGCCTGTTATGAGCGCGAGGCCCTCCGCATCTTGGGGGAAAAACTAGATAAAGACAAAGACGACGGCGTCTGTAATTCCCATAAGAAAGATGAATGCCGGATCATATTCGGCGATTATTTTGAATGGGCCTGTAAGAACTGCGAGGAGATGAAAGATGGCCGAGCAGGAAGTAAAGCTAAAAATATCAACTGATGCCACCGGCGCAATTACCGGCATCAACTCGTTTTCCGCAAACCTGAAAAAGCTCTCCAGCGATTCCGAATCGTTTTCTGCAAAGGTTAAGAAGAACTGGCTTGAGACATCGGCGGCTGTCTATGGCTCATGGCAGCTGATCAATAAGGCAGCACAGTATATGGATCAGGGTGCTGCTGCAATGCGGATCGAATCGTCTTTCAAGATCATCGCCGAGGAATCGGGCGTAAGTTCCGAGCAAATGATTGCGAACCTAAAAAAATTGACAAAGGAGACAATTGACGATTCCGATCTCATGCAAAAAGCTAACAAGATGATGCTGTCCGAATATGATCCGAAACAGGTACAGCAGTTTGCTTCCGTTGTCGGCACCTCCGCGAAATACATGGGTACGACGACCGGCGAGGCCTTCGAGAGAATGTCCGACTCTCTGGCAAACCGTATGCCGCGGGCCCTGGTCCAAGCCGGCGCCGTTACCAGGGACCAGATGAAAATAGTCGAGGGAGCTATAAAAGCCGGTGCGGATCAAACCGTCTTGTTTGAATTGGCGATCGCGAATTTACAGGTCAAGCAATTACAGCTGCAGGGGACCGAGGACGATGCGACAATTGCGATGCAGCGATTTCACACCCAGGTAAAGCAAACAGGGGAAGATGTAGGTGTCTTCCTGGTTCGCGCCTGTCAGGTCGCCTATTCGATATTTCAGCGAATTGGCGCGACCTCTTTGTGGCTCACGGCGAATTTCTGGAAACTCTGCCAGGGTATAGCTGCGTTTCGATCCATGATTACTTTCGGCGACATCAGCCAAAAGTTCAAAGAGGATGCGGAACGATTCAAGGCATATTCGGAAGCGGATTACAAGGCATATGTGGATTTGCAGAAAAAGGCCCTCGATAATTTTAACGGGACAGCCGATGTTCAAAAGAAGGCGACGAAAGAGCAGATCGACAATGCAAAAAAAGTTCGCGATGCCCTACTGGATAAATTAAAGGCCTATGTCGAGACGAGCAAAAACGCCGACAAGGTCCTCAAGGTCCTCATGGACGCGAACAAAAAGGCTTATGAGGCCGAGGTCAATGATGCCCAGCACGCGGCCAGGATGCGCGAACTCGCTGGGGATCACCAGCTCGCTGCCCGCTTGGAGCAGATTAATGCAGAACAACTCGCGCTCAACAAGCTCTATACCCTGAACACGACGATGATTGGCATGAGCAAGGTCGGGAGCAGTTTAAAAGATGCGCAATACGAAAAGGCTTGGGAGGAATATTCCAAAGAGTGGAACAAGAACGAAAACAAGCGAGCCGAGACAACCGCCGAGGTATCTAATTATATCCGCGATACGAATATCAACCTTTTTAAACAGATTGATCAATATTCCAAGGAATACCAGAAGGCCGAGGAGGACGCGACCCGCCAGAAATACGATACGATCCGGTCGGTAGTAACCGCGGCTGAAAGATTGGGGATCATCGACGCACAGGAAGCCTCCGCCGAGAGGATCATGATCGCCAAGGCAGAGGCGAATGAGATCGCGACAATCGCCGCAAATATTGCCCTCTCAAAAGCGCGGGCGATGCAGGAAGTGACCGGGGCGACAAAGGGGCCCTACTCGAGCGAATATTCAAAGGCGACAGAGGATGCGATTCGATCTCAGGCCGATCTTTTGAAGATCCAGCTCGGTGATCGGTTCAATAAAGAGGAATGGATCACGGCGAAGATCCAGGAGGAAACCGCCAAGCGGCTCGATTCTCAGGCTGATTATTACAGCCAGATCGGTGGGTTTGAAAAGAAGTCGCTGGCGATACGCCTCAGAGCGATCGAGGAGCGTCGCAAGGCGGAGGGGAAGCTGACAGGAGATCAAAAGGCGGCGAACCAACTGGCACTCCAGGAAACAAATGCGGCGATTGCCGATGAGCAAGCTCGGAAACTCGCGCTTATTCAGAATACGATGTCGGGATACGCGCAGCTTTTTGAGGGGCTCTCGCAGATGTACGATAAGGACTCATCCGAGCGAAAGCGCCTGCATGATGTCGCGATGGGGTTTTTGCTTGCGGAGAAAATCGCGGCTTTCGCATTGGCCGTCGTCAAGGCTGTCGAGGCCTGTGCCAATGCCGCAGCTTCCGGAGATCCCTATACCGCGGTCGCCAGGATCGCGGCGGTCGCAGCCGCTCTTGGGGCCGTGTTTGCCTCTGCCGGGATGTCGATGCACCTGGGGGGTGGCGGTGCTGACGTTCAGCCTGTGAAGTCGGAATCGACTGTTTTGGGGGCAGAGCGCGGGACCGAATCGCAGTCCGTCGATAGAACGCTCAAGATCCTCGACGACACATACAATCTGCAATACCACGAGCTGCGCGGGATTCACGATGCTGTGAAAGGTCTTAACGATAACATAACCGGCCTGGTCCGCGCCCTTGTGCTGGGGGGTGGCTCGTTCGATTCCGGGATTTTTGCAACAATACTGACCAACTCGCGGCCCTCCTGGACATCGTCTGCCGGGAGCCTGGGGTCATTCGGGATCGGGGCGTTTTCGGGTGACCCTTTCACGGCAATGACTCACACCATGCTCGAGGGGCTGTTCGGCGGGCAGCTCGGGAAAAATATCGGATCCTTTTTAAGCAGCGTTTTTGGCGGGAGGACAAGCTCCTGGACCTCCGATGCAGGCATCGCTTATCGGGCGCCCACCGTTGGCGGGCTGCAGCAGGGTTCGGATGTTTCGGCGAACTGGTACGTTATCCAGCAGTATCTAAAAGAGGGCGGCTGGTTTCACGGCAATAGATCCTGGTCGGAGACGACTTACGGAGCAGTACCCGAAGATGTCACGGTGTTGTTGACAAAGGTTTATAAGAATATTTCGGACACCCTCATCCTGCTCACTAATGAATTGGGGACTGATATCGAGAAAACCCTCAATTATGCGTTTGGGTACGTCGAGCTAAGCCTCAAGGATCAGTCTGGCGAGCAAATCGAAAAAACCTTGAAGGCCTATTTCTCCCGCGTCGGCGATCTGGCGGTTAAGACCCTGTTCGGCGATATGCTCCAGGCTTACCAGCAGGTCGGCGAGGGGATGATGGAAACGGCGATAAGATTGATAACCGATAAGGCGACCGTTATGGAAGCCCTGAAAATGACCGGCCAGGCCTTCACCGGAACGACTCAAGAGGTAATCGCATTTTCCGAAACGATCATCGAAATGGCCGGTGGCCTGGACAAGTTCACCGATGCCGTTTCCTACTACTATGATAATTTTTATTCCAATGCGGAAAGGTTCGCGTATGCCCGCGAGGGCATGGTCTCCACTTTCGAGGAGATGGATTTGGCGATGCCCAGGAACAAGGAGCAATTCCGGGACCTGGTCGAGAGCCTTGATTTGACAACCGTCGCCGGCAAGGAAACATATGTCGCTTTAATCCAAATGGCCGAGGCGACCGACAAGTATTACGACCAGGTCGAGGAGTGGGTCGGCAAGGTCAAGGATGCCCGCGAATCGATGCGCATGGAAGGCATGGAATACGAGCAGCAGCGGTCGACCGCCGGCCAGCTCGCGCTCAATGCCGCCCTCGAGCAAGCGAAGCTCGGCAATTATGCGATGATTGACGATCTCGATTTCGGCGAGATCGCATCCCAGGCCAGCTCGACGGCCCTGTTTGCGACCCGCAAGGAATACGAGGCGAATTACTACCAGACATACAACCGCATGTCCGAGCTGGAAAGACTTATTGGAGGTCAGGTCCCGATTGATGAGCAGCAGTTGATTATCCAGAAAGAGCAGCTCAAGGTCCTCAATCAGATCGCCGGCAATACCGAGTTTCAGTTAGTGGACGAAAACGGTATCCATCACGCCCCGAAACCCGGGCAGCTTGGTTATGATCCGGGCATGTCTTATTTGTTGGGTTATGCTTCCGGCGGCGACTTTGCCGGTGGTTGGCGGCTCGTCGGAGAAAATGGTCCCGAACTCGAATATACGGGGGCAAGTCGAATTTACAGCAATAAAGACAGCAAGGCTCTGCTCGACTATTCGGAATTGTTGGCAGAGATCAAGGCGCTACGGGTTGACTTGAGAGCGGGCGATTATGCGATCGCGAAGTCGGCGGCCAAAACTGCGAAGTTGCTCGATCGCTGGAACGGGGAGGGTTTGCCGGCTGAGAGGACATTAACCTGATGGACATGATCCCCCCGACTGCAATTACGGATTCCCTGTTTCATGATTCGAGCATCCCTGAACCGAGCTCGCGCGAGGCGAACGGAATCACGGCCCTAACTATTGCTGACAGTTCCTGTGTCGAGTCCGATGGGACTTACCCTCTGGTATTCGCCGGCGGCTCTGCGACTCACGAAGCGACCGGGACCTATACGATTTCTGATAACGTAATCACCGCGGTCGATTTGACTTATGGCGGGGAGTACTATCAGTCTGCCCCGACTGTCGCAACGCAAAGCGGAGACGGCTCCATTACGGCGACGTGGGTTGACGGCAATTATCGCGGGGAATGGGTAGTCGGGACGACGTACTCTATAAACGCGATCGTCAGCTATCTCCCGAATCATAAAATGTATAAGTCCCTGCTAAACGGCAACGTCGGATATACGCCGGGAGCAGCGGGCAATGAGACCAGGTGGAAGGCTTGGGGTTCGACGGAGCGTTGGATGGTTTTTGACGCAACCGTCGGCTCCCAGGCCCAGGCCCTCCAGGTCGGACAGACCATTTCCTGGGAGCTTGATCCTGGTCCCATTGATTCGATGGCGTTGTTGAATATCGAGGCGACGAGCATTACCGTTACGATGACGGATGTTGGCGGGATCGGGGCGCCGGTAATCTGGAGCCCGACTGTATACGCTGACGACCTTTATGTGACGGATGTGGTGAAAACCGATTTTCCCTTGACCTATTTGAACCCTCACATATTGATCGAGGTCACGAACATCGAGGACCCCGCAAAGATTGGCGAGATCGTCGTCGGCGTCAAAGAGGCAATCGGTACAACGAGATCTAATCCAACAATTTCGATAATCGATTATTCCATTAAGCAGGTTGACGAATTTGGAAATTACACGGTTCTGGAAAGGGCGTACAGCAAGCGTCTGGAGTGCGAAACTCGCGTTCCAAACTCACTCTTTGATGCGACGTTTAACAAGGCGGCAAGCTACCGTGCCCGTCCTGCCGTATGGATTGGCTCGGAAGAATATTCCAGTATGATCGTGTACGGGTTTTATGTGGATTTCAGCCTCACTATCGCTTACCCCACTTACAGCATCTGCACGCTTGAGGTCGAAGGGCTCGTCTAATGGAGATAATCGACCCGATATTGACAACGGACGCGAGGCTCCTGTTCTGCGATTTGCCCGCATCCGAGGCGACTGCGCCCGAATGGGATCCCCTGGTCAATTATGTTACGGGTCAGCGCGTTTCGGTCAACTCCGGCGGCTATCACGTAATTTATCAATGCACATGGCATACTCCGGACTGCCTTAACAAGTTCCCGCCCGATTACCTGGAAGGCTCTGTCATATATTGGATGAAAGTGTCGGCGACGAATCGCTGGAAGCTCTTTGATCTCATTGTCTCTCCGGAGCGAGCCTATGCCGGGAAAAACACCCCTGGAATCACCTGGGGGAATGGGTGCAGTTGGCAGCCTGGCAAGGGCTGGCGCTCGACGGGATATAGTTCAATTACGGCGCTTATCAAACCCGGGAAAAAGATCGATACGGTTTCCCTGATGAACGTGGACGCCGATTCGGTCACGGTCATAATGACGGACCCTGTGGCGGGCGAGGTCTACAATGAGACAGAAACGCCCGCTATAACTATCGGCGAGAATCTTATTTATTCGGATTTGCCGAACTATCCGAACGCAAGCATCCAGATAATCATCCGTAATGCGAATGAGTGTTATTGCGGCGAGATCATCATCGGGAGTCTCAAGACAATCGGGACGGCCAAGTATGGCGTTGAAGTCTCGATTATCGATTATTCGATCAAGGTGGCTGACGAGTTCGGAAATTTCACCATTGTGGAGCGGGCTTTCAGCAAACGGATCAGTACTTCCTTTTCCATGCCTGCCGCGACCCATGCAGCGGTCCTGCGGGTCCTGGAAAAATACCGGGCAACGCCGCTTGTCTGGATCATCGATGACTCATATTCGACGACCATCGCTTACGGCTTTTACAACAATTTGCAGATGGGCATTACTAATAACATTAATGCCGAAGGATCGGTTTCAATTGAGGGACTTGGGGCCGATTATGTCCACGCGACCCCTATCCCCGACGAATGGGTTCCTCCCTGGGACGGTCTGCACCATATAAATGTTTTGGCTCTGCCGAGCTTTACTCTCTCCGCGTCGAAAATAGAGGAGACACCGGCAGCAAAAGGCCTCTCCCTGATAGTCCTCGCGGTCCCTACCGCGGCAATAGCAACGACCCTTTTCGAATTGGGCGGGGCCGACGGGATTTGTACCATCTCCAACGCTGCCCCGGCTGTGATCGCTTGCGCGGGCAATGGTTTTAGCGAGGGCCAGGAGATCCTGTTTCAGACCACAGGCGTTTTGCCTTTACCATTTGTTGCCGGCACTCATTATTACGTTAAAAATGCCGGAGATTCGTTTAATGCTTCCTTGACTCCGGGAGGCTCGACGATCGATACGACTACGAGCGGATCTGGAATCCACAAAGTTTTAGGAAAGGTTTAACCATGGCCGATAGAATGATTGCTCATGTGACAGCGTTGACCGGGGGCGGTGCGGACTCCCTGGACAACATCAGCGGTGCCGATCGCGGCGACGGTGATCCTCTCCAGGACAAAGACGCCGCTCTGGCGATGGTAGCCGGAGCCCTTTCCGCTTATCTGTACGATGCTGCGTCGGTCGCGGCTGAATCATCGCCCGATGTTATCAAGCCCGACGACGTCGCCGTGGGTGATCCTGGCCGATGGTTGCTGCAGGGGGCGAGTATTTCCGCAAGCGTCATAGCTTCGATCATTACAGGGACCGGAGCTGAGACGCCCCTCGATGCCGACGAGATCCCTTTTTATAAGATCGTCGGAACCATTTTAAAAAAGGTCACCTGGTCAAATATCAAGGCGGCCCTGAAAACTTATTTTGACACCCTTTACAATAATTATGCGCACCCGACCGGCGACGGAAATTTGCACGTTCCGGCAAACGGGACGACAAACAGCGGAAAGGTCCTCACCGCGGGCGCGGCGGCGGGTACTTATACATGGGAAGAGTCGGCCAGCGGCGGTCATACCATCCAGGACGAGGGCTCCAACCTGACGGCGCGGGCAGCCCTGAATTTCGTGGGTGCGGGTGTCACGGTGACAGATGATGAAGGAAACGGAGCAACCAAGGTGACGATTGCGGGCGGATCTGGAGGCGGCGGGGGCGATTTCTTAGTCATGCAAGTATTTTCCTAAAGGGGGCAATAATGGCAACGGCGGTTAAAAGGAAATTAAGCGGAAGTACAGACGGATTGCCGATCAAGATAACGCGAACGGAAACGGCCGGCGATACAATCCATACCGCGGTCGCGGGTACGACGCCAGGCACCTTCGATGAAATATGGTTATGGGGTTATAACGGTCATACCGCGGACGTTGTTTTAACGATTGAATTCGGGGGTGCGGCTGTCCCGGATCAAAATATAGTAGTCACTCTCCCAGCTAAATCGGGCTTAATCCCTATCGTCCCTGGGTTTATCCTGCAAAACGAAAAAGTTGTTAAGGCATTTGCTGCAACTGCCAATGTTATAACGCTTAACGGGTTTGTCAATTCGATAACAGATTAATATGGGCTATCGCTATTTTAAAATCGAAATAACTTCCGGTTGGGATGCGTCCTTGTGTGCCATGGGTGAATTACAGCTAAAAGATGATGCCGGCGATATGATTAATACGTCGGCCATGGCTCATTGGGCCGACCATACCGTAAACGGCAACGCAAGCGCCTGTTCGGACTCAAATCCCGGTAGCTATTGGCAGTTCTCGGTCGCGGACTGTCCGAATAATTGGATAGTCGATTTAGGCGTCAGCTCTAACATAAGGACCTTGGTCGCTATTCCCTTATACGGATACAACAGGAACATGAAAGCCTTTAAGGTTTACGGGTCCCAGGATAATTCGACCTACATCGAACTATTCAGCGGCCAAACGACCTCGGCGTCCTCGACGGATACCTTTACCCTTAACGTACCGCCCGCCCCGGCTAATTATCTTGCATCCCCGCGCCGGGATAGGTTTTGTAATAAATCAATATCAAAGGGAATAAGAGTTTTAGCGGACAACAACCCGAGCTTTTTAGTAATGCGCCGAAACCGATTGCGGACCGTCGGCGTTTCGCTTGAGGCGGGGAAACCTCTTTTTATGCCGTCTATGGTTCCCGGTCTACTTGCCCGATATTCGGTTACCGACATTGCCGGCTTAAACGACGCGGATCCCGCAACGACCTGGACGGACATATCGGGGAACGGAAAAGACTTCACCGGCGCGGGGACGGCCCGGCCCCTTTATAAAACGGGTATTTTAAACGGCTATCCGGCCTTACTGTTTGATGGAAGTAACGACGTTATGGATTCCGTTTCGATTTCGGGAGTTAAGTCTATATGCGTCGTCGCAAAATATACCGGGGCGACTTTCGCAAATTATAACGGATTAATAACCGGGGCAAATATATGGCTAATTGGAAATGCGGGAACGGCCGATTTTTATCCGAGTGATGTAGGCGGGGCAAAGATTTATAAAGACGGAGCTTATACGTCCGCCGCGGTTACAAATGCCTGGCACGTCTTCATCATAACGTCGACGGCTGGGACAAACGTGGCAATTAAGCTTGGAAATGATCGAGGATACGGAGGCAGATTTTGGGCTGGTTATGTAACTAATATCGATGTTTACAGTACGGTTTTAACCGCGCTTAACATTGCGGACTTGACGGCATATTACAAGGCAAAATACGCCTTTTAAACAGGAGATTAAAATGCTCAATTCAGCAGAGGAAAAGAAAATTCGAGAGTTGAAGGATAAGTGTCGGGAGTTAGGAGTCCCATCCCCGCCCGAAATCTTTATCGGTCTGCATGTCCACGATCGCGACGGGGTTTTGGTTTTCGACGATATCCAGAGAGGTCACTCCTGGAACCGCAATTATTACAACATGATGTTTGGGTATGGGGCCGGAGCATATACCAATACCGAGGACTCTATAAATTTCGGTGCGGGCTATATTACTTCAAGAGATAGTCTCGCGACGATTTCGAGTTATGCTGGCCGGACCGTGTTCGGCGGTGGTTACGCTGTAGGTCATAACTATATCAATAATCTTGCCGGAGACGATTCTTTCGGTATCCAGATCGGAACCGGGTCGACGGCTTTCAACGCGAACGATTATATATTGGCAACAAAAATATTGCATGGAATTACGAGCGGCAAGATGTCTTACCAGGCGATGGTGGCCTCAGCGATCGCTTATACGGCAGGGACAAAAACCTGGGCGAGTGTGATTTCCAGGATATTCAATAATAACTCCGGCGAGTCAATCACAGTTGCCGAAACCGGCCTTATGTATGAAGGTGTCCTGTATGGGAATGGCGGTAAATTTTTAATTGAGAGGTCGGTTCTTTCGCCGGCGGTCGCCGTCGCCAATGGCGCACAATTAACCGTTACGTATTCGATTGAGATGGATTTTTCCGCTATAGATTAGGTTGGATGTACATTGTGAAATGAAATCATCTTTTTTCATTTTTAAATTCCCACACCGAGAGATCTCTAAAGAACATTTTTCCTCCCTTATCTTTGGATGCTTTCGCAGCTATGGTTAATGGACCTGGTTTGGGCGAGATAATTTTTGTAAAACTATCAACATATTGATTGTTTATAAAAACATCAATCTTCCTACCATTCTGGTAAATACCAACAGTATTAAGAATGGGGTCTATTTTTACAGGAATATCTCTCCAAATCGTCTGTGATTGTTCACTTTCATAGATCATGTACTTATTCCATGTTGGAATAATGACAACCCATGCATCCCTACACATGAAATCTATGGTATGGATATTTTCCATGCCTGCCATCCTTATTGAAGCATATACATGTGTACTGAAGGTATTTTTAGTATTTACTTGAGGATAAGAGTAAACTTGATCGGGAGCAGGGCCAGCCAAAATTTCAAAAAATCCTTTTACGATTGTACTTACATCCTTTATTTCTGTATTGGATATGGGTTCAAATTGATTCGTAGAGTTAAGTAGAGTTTGTGTCGCTTTACTAAGATCGGGAAAATTTTTTGCGGTGTTTTGATCCTGCTGTGATTTGGTTTCTAATGCACTCTCGGACTGCTGCTTTGCAGAATCGAAAGCTTCTGTGTTTTGTTTTGGGGGATTTCGAATATCATTTTGTCGTTTTATCCAATCTTGTACATTCAATGTTACAAATAATGAAACAAGTACAATAGAGGCGAACACGAACCAAGTGGCTTGAATTGACTGTTTTTGACTGAATTTAAACAATGCAACGCTTAATGCGCTTGCTGCAACGAAAAGGATTAAGTTCAAAATCCACTGTGGAGTCACGATTCGAACGCGGGATTGGAATCCGTGATGAGCAAATTATTTAATAAATTGCAGTCAGTTGTCGCTGCAATCCAGTGATCCCAAATCCATTTTTCTCTTTTACTCATTTGCTTCTTTTGCGAACTCCGGATCATCTTTCATCAATATCAGGAGTTTTGATATATCGACTAGAGGCAAGAAAATCTTTTTGTACTCGGGAAGAGTAACAGATACAACCAGCATGCCCCTTGTCCCGCTTATCGCAAGTCCTAATAGACGTTCAATTAAACCGTTAGGAATATTGTATTCCCCATCTTCATCTTTTTTAATATGACTCTCAAAATCTTTGATCTTAAAGGCGTGAATCGTCTCTATACCAAATATAGAAACATCGTCCTCAGTGAAGAAATCCACTTTGACGGGAAAAATCAGTTTCCCCTTTTTGGAATCTACATTCAGGCCGAATCCGATGTTACATTTCCCTTTTTTTATCTGTTCATTCGGTACATTATTCTCATAGAAACTATCAGTTCTGATAGAATTAATATTGAACAATATCGGTTTCTTCTCGGGTTTTTCCTTTTCTACGCTTTTTGCCATCTGTCTCTTTCTAGTGAAGGTTGCTAATATCCGCTGTATATGAAAGATCGTTACAGGCTATTCCCTTCAACATCATTCTATTCTCGATTTTAAGGACTGTCTGATTAGCCGAGAACTCCTGCCACCACCATTCATTATTTTTATAGGTATCCACAGCCATATAGATATTATAATGATGTTTGGGACGACTTCTGAGTTCAGCTTTTTCCTGAAGTGTTACAAGACAAAGATCCAACCCGACTGCATCGGCCAATTCGACCATCTTCTCCACGGTAAAATTTGGAGTCTTGTTAAGGAGCTGCGAAACTGCGGAGCGGGATCTGTTGAGCTTTCTTGCTAGATCCGCTCTCGAAATTTTCTGTTTTTCCATATGGGTTAAAAGCAAGTGGTAGAACTCATGGATAATTCCCCATGCCTTTTGCTTTGCGGAAGGCGGACCACTGAGAAAATCATCCATCTCTTCTACGGAGGAACTCTTCGAATTCTCGCTCATAAATCACCTTTTTCTTTTCCCATTCTTTGTATATAGCATCTTTAAATGAATTGACTTTCTTATTCTCGTATCCGAAAAAAACGAGGTTGGCTCCAAATTTTTGAAAGAAGAAGAACCTGTGTGGTTTTGGTTTCAGCTCGCCGTAGCCGTAGCCTTTTAGATGGTAATTAATCTTGAGTGAATTAAAGTTCAGAACGGTTGCCATTCTAGAGATCAAATCGACGACCTGGGCTTTTTCATCTCTTTCAAGAGCCTGAAAGCTCTCCCATACCTTGGATCTGCCGTTTTCCCGGACATAATAGACCCTCTGCAAAGTAGGACCATAAATATCTGCTCTCACACCTAATTCACGGAACTCGATCTCTTTGCTATGGTTATCGGCCTTTTCCAT